TAAGATATGATTTCGTTGTAGTCTGTTGCGGGTGTGTCCGTGAAGTTGTAATAGAAATGAACTGGTGTCTTTTTCTTAAAGGCATAGGCCACCACCTCGAAGGGCGACCTGAATCCATCCCAATCTCGTTCGCCAGTTTCAAAATATCGCTGATACTTCTTCGCAAAGTCTGAATGTTCTTTAATAAACTTCTTGGTGAAGTTGTAACGCTTCCTGCAATCTCCAAACTTGAGGTGTATGTAGTTGTCCCTTGTTCCGTAGTAATTTATTGTTTTCAAACTTATTGTTTTCATATTATGGAGTCCTCTGGTGTTGCTAGTGTCCGTTGAAGATGACGCAGAACTCTTTCTTTTTGCCGTTGTCCCGCTTCTCGATGGCTTCAAGCAGGGATAACGCCCACTCAAAGCGTCTGTATGGGCGGTCGTTGTCGCCGTAGTCTAGCACCTTCACATCCTTGCGAAGGGCTTCGATGACTAACCTTGTGGGAATAGGCGTAGGCTTGTCTCCGCAGACATCTTCTGTCACTTCTTTGTCGTTCTCATACCAGTACAGGAGAGCCTTGCCTTTTGTCATATAATCTCCAGCCAGTCTGCCGACATTTGATTCACCGCACTTGCACAGATCAATGACGCACTCCTCGTTGAACCAACGCTGGCCTCTCTTATTTTTGAGAATGTCAGTTTCGGGAACTTTCCCGACCTTCATATATAATTCATATCCCATATTTTTTAGTTTCCTTTCTTTGTTATGGAGTCCTCTGCTGTTGCTAACTTTTCCAAACGACCCATCCGACAAACACAAGGATGAGGAGGGATAGGGTTATAAAGAGCCATTCTTCGTTGGGGGTTAGGGTTGCGATCATTTGAGCAACTCCTTGAGCTTGGGGATCTGGTCGATGGCGTGGAGTAGGGCGTGTTCGTGCTTGGTTGGGCAAACTCCAGTTTTCTTGTTTGGCTTATCTCCAAGGGGTTGATAGGGATAAAAACTCCCGCCGAACCAAGATGCGATTCCCCAGCAAAGCCTGTCCTTGCCTTTAACAGGCCAAGCCTCTCCCTTTTGTAACAAATGAAGTTCGATGTGTCCCTCGTAGCTTTTTGGCACATATCCTGTGGCATAATATCTGACCCTTGGATTGCCGTCTGGGGAAAACCAGATAGCAATCGAGCCGTCATCGTTTTTCTGAACTTTGGTGTTGGTGTATTCCATATTAGATAAACCTATCCTTTGCCCAAAATCTGCATTCCGCATCGGGCGAGCGGGTTTGTGTTTCATATTTGGAAAGGGGGTGTTTGCAGACCACTCCCTCCCATACCACTTCTTTTCTCAAAGCATTGACGGCCTTCATCGTCTCAATCGCTTGGACGGCCTCGGACTGCGTGAAGCTGGGTAGGCGGAGGAAACGACCTTTGGGAATGTCATCCCAAGGACACTCCAGAAGCACAGAGAGCCAGTCTCTGCGTTCGGCGTAAGTCCCATCGCCCACGACATCTAACAAGAGGACTGACCCAGCTCCTGTCTTGGTGCGTCGGCCAAGCAACTCGCAATCCAGCCAACGCACAGCTCCGAAGTTGTATCCGTCGCCCCGCACGACTGACATCACTTGGGAGGCCATCGAGAAAGGTTTGCCGTGTCTTGACCACACGACCCCATCTTGAAGATCTACCAAGCAACGCCAGCCGTTTGCCTTTGGCTCGAAAGCCCAATTTGAAAAGGCTTTGTTCTGACTCGCCCCTCTGCAACTAAATGGTCGCAGGGGGTAAGTCAAAAAGGGCATACGCCGTTCAAGCAACATAGATCCTCGCAGGGCATACGGCCTGTAACGCCATATTCTGTTCGGGGGTGAGGAGCTTGTGACGCTCGGTGTGGAACTGCTCGGTGGGTTGGATGCCAGCCTTGATCGTGACAGCCTCGCCACCACCGCACTTGGCGACCAAGTCCCGAAGCCCATCGACGAATGCTTGAGCCGAGCCAGCGGGGAGCTTTGCACCCTCGACTTTGAAATCGAAGGTCTGACGGAAGCCCGACAAGGCAACCTTCTCGCCAACGATGGCAACGAGGGGAGCAGTATCCGTCACCACAGGATAAATCCTCGCACAGGTGATTCGGGCGATAACATTGTCGCCGAGCATCTCTGCCGTGGATGCGGGTTCTTGGCCTTGCGAAGCCCGCTGATTGTTGAGCTTCCAGAACTCTTGGGAAGCGTGTTCAAGGAGAATACCCTTGGTTGCCTTGAGGACTCCCTCGGCACTCTCAAAGGAGGCCTTGGCTTCCACGAAGCTAGTCACCGCCTCCGCAGGGCAGGGGATGATAGGCTTCTCGGTTTTCTTCTTCTTTTCCGTCGTCGTTGTGAATCCAGTTAGGTTGATGTTCATAAGGTGTAGTCCTTTGGTGTTTCGATTATTCGTCGTCCTCAGAATCCCAGCCCGAATCGTCTGTATTGATTTTGATGCTTCCAAAGTGGAGAACGCCGTCATTGTTCCAGCACAGGGTTGGGGACTTGAACTCAACCTCCCTGTTTTCGTGTTCCCTGCCTCCGTAGGCCACAGGGACAAGCCCGATCAACCCAGCATCGACCCCATATTTTCTCCCACCCTTGTCGAAATAGACTCCGTCTCCGTGTTTTGTGCCAAAGGCAAGGATCTGGTATCCGCCGACCTCGCCCACAGGGTTGCGGAAGTAGTCGCAGTTTTCGAGCAGGGGAATCCAATCATCATCACGGATGACATAGCAAGGATCGCCCAAGTAATAGCGACCAGCGGGAATAGTAACTTCAAAGGAGGTTTTTGTTTTTATGATTGTTTTCATATCTGGGAGTCCTTTGGTGTGGCTAAAGGATTTCCTCTGCTTCCAAGATTTTGGATGGCGTGAGGATGACCTTCCAGCGGGGGTCTTTTTTGTATTCGTAACAGGGGCGGAGGGTTTGGCCGTGGCCTTTGAGTCCCAGCCAGCGGGCAGGGGAATAGGCTACATAGTCTCCGTTGGGCAAGGCCTCCTCGATCTTGTAGAAAAAGACCGCACCCTTATCGTCTGTGATCCTGTATTCGACCCCGCATTTTAGGATCAAGCCCAGGAGAAGCGTCTGGAGGAGTAGCTTCATTGAATCTCCTCCATCTCGGATTGCGGGATCCAAGTCTTGTTAAGCCTGTTCCAAGAAGTGTCCTCGGCGGCCTTTGGTGGACGGATGAGCTTGGCCTCGGATATGTCGAGGGCAGACATAAGGATCTGTTCCTTATTCCAAACGATGATGGGAATACGCCCGCTGTTATACCCGACTATCTTTTTTGGGCGACGAACGACATAGTCTCCGTCTGGGGTGACTGCATCGACCTTGCAGAAGGTAGACCGCCCAGAAGTGTGGGTGATCTTATACTCGCCACCGATGGCAAGGATGATGGCTAGGAACAAGGGGAATAGGCGGTTCATACTTCCACCAGCCCATCTCGCTTGTTCCAGTAATGAACCTTATCGGAAAAGGAGAAGTGCCTTAACAGATTATCTGGGTTCTTTAGTGGAGGCTTGTAGTCTGCATACTTGCGAAGGAAGCCGTAGGCCGTGTGGTAATCGACCATCAGAAGCATAGAGATTTCCCCTGCGTGGTAGCCTCTTTTGTAAAGCTCGATGGCTTTGATTTGCCAGTCCTTCACGCCAGATCCCTCATTGTCATTACGCCCTCGGCATCGTTGTAGTCACGAGGCTCGTGGGGATCATTGACCCGCTGTTTGAACAGGTACTCCCATCTGACGCCGTCGCCTTCCTCGCCTGTTTCCGTGGAGTAAATGTCGCTCTCCTCGGCAAAGTAGGCGTAATGATATTTCTTGTGGTTGTTGGGGAACATTTGACGGATGCCACGCTCAAGGATTTGGCGAACAGCCTCCCTGTCGTGCTTGGCGTCAATGGTTAGGCTTACATCTATTTGGAGTCTTACTTCTTGTTTCATTATTTTTTGCCAAAAGCCTTGTCTAAGGCCTTGTTGAGGGATGGGTTTCTGGCAAAACCGCCCTCATCCCTGTCGAGCGGAAACGAATCGCAGATTGCGTCTCCCTTGGTTTCGTCAAACCAGCTACGGACTCCGTCCTTAATATCTGCCAGCAATTCGCAAGCCTGTTTCTTGGTTAGGGATTCATCCCTCCGCTGTTTGGCGATGTCTTGGACATCTTCCCAAGTGATTTCAAACTTGATGCTGGTCATTTGGAGACCTCTTCCCACTTGGTGGTATTGCCAAGAAGCTCTTCTTTGTATTGATGCTCGTAGCAAGTCCCACCGATAACGATTGAATGTGCGGATCCTTGCCAGCCTCCGTGGATTAGTCGGTTAATGATGGGAACAAGGTCTGGGGACATAAAGCCATAGGCCAAGGCATCCGATGGGGATGAGGTTTGGGCGATATCGACCCAGACGAGGTCGGTGGTGTGTTTCGGGGTGGGTTTTAGTTTGGTTCGGTTTTTTGTTTTCATATAGTGGAGTCCTTTCGTGTTCCTAAAATTGCATTTCACGGATTGGCCTCGAAGAACGCTTGAGCAAACCCAGCAGGGGTGAGGGATCTCAGTTCCTTGGTCTTCTCGCTGTTGCCACCCAGCTTCGCCCACATCCACGAACCCTTCTGACCCTTGGAGTTGGTATACATAATCGGACGTACGGGATTGCGTACAGGAGGCATCTTGAACTTGCCCCACAGACCAGTTTTCTTGGTGTAAGGATCGCCGTACTGCCAAGGCTGGAAATAGGTCGGGCCGAAGTATTCCATTTCGGGGAAGAGGCTGTTGATGCGACCCACAGGATTCTCGATGACCCACCACTTGGGATCTGTCTTCTGGATAATCCACATTGTCTTGTGGAGTAGCTTTAACCCCTCGGAGGTGCGTCCGTCTTTATCCTTGGCGGAAAAGTGCCTAGCCCCAGAGACGCAGAAGTGAGTGCAGGGCGGGGCGGCCAAGATGCCGTGGATCTTTCCCCACTTGGCGAGCCGAGCCTCGGTGATGTCTAAAACATCGTCGCCGTGCTTGATGTCTACTTGGATCGTTTTGTAGCCAGCCTCGTGATAAGGCCGTGACCACGCACCAGAGTAGTCGAATAGTGACAGGATCGTCACCGACACCCCGCCTCTTTGATAAAGATTTCGCCCTTGGAGTACTCGACCTCAACAACAGGAGTCTTCGGGGAAGACTTGGAGATATGATCCGCAAAGGTTTCAGTTACAGCTCCACCGCTGATGTCGATGATTGGCTTCTCGCCCTTGCCAGAGACCTTGAAATTGCCGTTCGGGTTAAGGATGAGCTGAATGGCACCCCTTGGATTAAAATCCGTGTATCGGTCATACCGAGTGCCGACCTCGAACCCCGCCTCCACGAGGCGTTTGCCTTCCAGCCAGATACGGCTCGTTCCCTTGCCGTGGTTAGTTCCGATTATGGTTAGTTGTGTTTTCATAAGTCAGAGTCCTCTCGTGTTGCCGATTTGAATTGGCTGGATTGCTTGTTTCGGTGCGTACCCCTGTGCCGTCGGCGCACTTGTGGGGCATCCTTCTTCGCCCAGAACAGGGTCTTGTTTGCGTGGTCGTAGGAGATGATCTCGCCAGCACCCTCCCAGAGTCGGATGTAGTCCAAGTAGGCCTGTGCCAGCTTTAAGTCGGGGAAGGGGATGCAGTAGCCGTCAATGGAGACGTGCCACTTGTCAGCGATGTATTTCAGTATTCCAACTTGGGTCATGGGTTGGAGTACGCATCTGTTCCAAAAGCTATGCGTCGCCTATACGCAGAAACCTTTTGGCTTATTTGAGGGAGTAGCCAATTTTCAACTCATGGCATTTAGCGCAACACCATCGGGCTGGCTGGGAGCGGGTTACACCCTCTCGGGTAGCGGAACTACAGCGGCAATCAATTTTGGGATCAGTGGGAATACAAACGAAACACTTCCCGAGATTACAGCTGCGGAAGCCAACGCAACGACTGGCGACATCCGAAAGATTTACTACGGAATAGTTGAAAAGCTTTTCCAAGCCTACTTGGCCAAGGCCACAGCAGACAGACCCAACAGGCTGTCTTTAAGCAAAAGCTCTAACGTGGATTCCACAACTGGACTAATCACCACCAGTTACACCATTCAGTTTGTTCTGGCCGCTAGTGGGCTGGATGTAACTACTGAATCCGCTTAATTTTTCCACCTTACGCTTGACCTCGCTTTTCGTGAGGGTACAAGAAAAGGTGTGAAATTATATCAGATAGAGGGAATTCCCTCACTTGAGCAGTTGAAGAAGGAACATCCCTTCACCATTTCTGGAATACTTACCGAGGATGAGAGCCTTGTGGCTTTAGTCGGGCCGAATGTAGAAAGCCAGACTTGGACGGCGATGATCTCGATTAAGAAGAATACAGATACTTGGTCAACCAGAGCCTTCCTGTGGTGTCACCTAGATCCAATGGGGATCCTTTACGAGAAGTGGGGAGCTGATGTCGAGCCGCCGTTCCAATGGGGGAAAATGAAACAGGCACCAGGACACGGACTGGAATGGCAGATCGAGGAGAGTGCAGGGGACATGACAGACGCTTTAGACAAGACCCTTACGAGCATCACCAAATGCAAACAGGGGACTCGTTTGGCTATGGCTCACTTAAAAGCAGAGGCCGTCAGACTCCAAGCAAGCCGAGTCAGTCTTAATTAAAGAATCGTAATCAACTGGGAGGCTTCCAGTAGTTTGAGCTTCGTACTCTTCTCGCCTTTTGGGCCAAGGATAAGGCCACGACCACCTACCTTGGTTTTGCCGACAAGGAACTCGCCCTTGTGCCGTTTCGATGGTTCTTTGACGCTCCAGTCTTCGTCCACAAACAAAACATCGCTACCAATTCCAATAGCCTCGATGTAGCCGCCGACCAGATTCTGGATCCCAGCCAGATCACCCTTAATCTTAATTTCGCTAATTGCTGGCGTCGCCTTTGGATCTATTAAAATTGCTCTCATTGCGTAAGCGTCCTTTTCTGTTTCGCAACTTCAATAAGTAATCATTTAATATGTCGTGCATCAAGACAGATAGGGTAGTCCGTTTTTTAATTGCGTGTTCCCGCAGCCTCTCCTTGAGGAGAGTTGTAGCCCAGAATCCCATGAACTTTCGGGCTGGATGACGCTTATTCGGCATTTCTACGAGTACCCAATCTTGGGCATGCAGGGCAACACCAATATGATGGTGTTCAACACCTTGCGGTGTTTTACACCTTTTTAATTACTACCTATTTGAGCATTTGATAAATTAACTACTCCTTGGTTTTATTCCTCAGTTATGAGGTTAATTTCGGTGCATCCATCTTATAGCCACGAGGAGACACGGGGGTGGTGTTTAAGTCCTATAAGTCATGGGTTTATGAGGATAGCGCACGGGATAGTACCCGATTGTATGAAGAAATTAAGGTATTGTCCATCTCGGAGCGTAGCGGGGGAGTCGTGGGGGCAAATAGCCGTCGGCTTCAAAGCTGGAGCAGATTGTATCATTACGCATGTAGATGGCGGTTGGTATGCCAAGTCGGAGAGGGGGACTAACACATATCCCATCCACCACGAGGCGCAGATAGAGTCGGAGTTCCAGCCTGTCCTCTCTTGCTGGCGAGGCTCTAGGAAGGGCTGTGCGGACTGCTCCAGAGCCTGTCCAGACATCGATCCCGCAGTCAAAGCGAGGCGTGAAGCCCTAATGTCGCCAGCTGTCGTGGCCTCCCAGAGGGCTCGAAAAAGAATTGAAAGATTTTTGGTGACAACTGAGGTCGGTGTAGCAATGTCTGGGAGATGCACTTCAGAAAAAGTTTCCAGTCTGATGAAAATTCTCGGTGCAAAAGGTGGGAGATCTCGCAGTGAAAAGAAGCGTCTCGCCGCAAAAAGAAACATCCTCAAAAGGTGGGCTACCAAGCGATCAGAATGAAATTCGATACAATATTTATGGCAAGCAGAAGAATCTGCTTGGTATCGACTGCGTCATCTCCGAGAGCGAATTACGAGTAGCAAGCGAAACAAAATCCGAACCTCTTAAAAATTTTTGGTCAAATGTATCGGTTGGTAATCGCAACTCCTTAAAAGGAATCTCCTCCTCAGTCCTCGCAAAACGACTGGGCTTTTCTCTCTGCCAAGTTTTCGAGTTGATCGAAGCTGGCTCAATTATTTGCCGTAACGGACTTATCCCCGAGGAGGAGGCCGAACGCCTTCTCCAACCCAAAATAGAAAAAGTATAGGAGAACCATGAGCCAAGAATTAATGACACAGGAGCGATACAATCAGTTGACTGACCCGACTGCTCTTCATCGCCGTTCCATTGAAATAGCCAACGCCGTCCGTGAGGGCGTGCTTGGTCAAACCATCGAAATCCAAGGAAAGAAATATATTCAAAGTCCAGGTTGGGCGATGATGGCGAACGCATTTGGATTTGTGGTCAGCGGAGGCGAGGTAAAGAAGGAGGGAGAAGGGTTTGTTGCCAAGGCCTACCTAAAGCGTGTCGATAACGGAGTTGTGGTAGCAGAGGCGGAGGGATTCTGTGACCGCACAGAAGCACGCTGGAAGTCAGCCCCCGAGTACGCAGTACGCAGTATGGCCCAGACTCGTGCGGCCTCAAAAGTTTGTAAGATGGCCTTGGCCTCTTGCGTGCCTTTGATGGGAGTAAAGAACCTCTCTGTCACCCCAGCCGAAGAAGTTCCAGAAGGTGGCTTCTCTTCTTCCTACGCAACCACAGCCCCTGTGAAGATCATCTCCTCTCCAGCTCCCAAGCTCGAGATCGTGGAAGAGAAGGCGTTGAAGAAGGACTTTGCAGAGGCAATCGTGCGTGAAGCGAAGGCCTTGCCGAAACGTGATCCCAACGCCCCGACTCGTGACATGGCTATGACCTTTGGAAAATATAAGGGTCTGACCATTCGCCAAGTTGCCAAGGATGAGGAAGGTCTCCGCTACCTAGAGTGGCTGGCACGACAGGAGCTGAAACTCGCCAACGACGGCAAGCCCTTCAAAAAGGACATCGAGCGGAACGAGATCATTGCCGAAGTGCTTTTAGAAAACCCCGAGAAACCGCAAGGAGGAGGCGATGAATCTGATGATCTCCCCTTCTGAATTCTCGCTTTGGAAAGAGATAGCCGAATGGATCCACACCATCGTCTTTGTCCTAATAGGCTTAGGGATGGGGGTGTCGGGTCTGGTCTTCTTGGTGGCTTGCTTTTGCGTCCTAATCGACTGGGTGCGGAAGGAGCTGAATTGAAAATCAATAAAATGAAGACCGCCTCCATCAAGGAGGCCATCGACAGGCTTGAGGCAATGCGAAGCGGAAAGTGGACGGCTGAACAGGACAAGAAGACTTGGACTGAATTCCCGAAAGGTCGGGAGACTGGAAGCCTCTACTACAAACATCTGCAATTTGAAATACAGGCTAGAGCCTCGGAGGGAGCAATATGACATTTGATGACGGACGGATGGGACTTCCTAGTGCATCAAAGGCGGAGCGGTGGACAAACTGCGTTGGCTCGGTGCAACTAGAGGAGCTGATCCCAGACACAGAAACTGGCCCAGAAGCAAAAAGAGGGGATCGGATTCACTTCGCCTTGGCTGACGGAAAGGTCAATGACCTACCCAACGCCGACGAGGTGGAATGTGCCGAGCTTTTGCAAGAGATGGAAAAGCAAGCCGTAGAGGCCTTCCGCCTTGAGGTCAAAGCCGTAGACGAAACCTTCAATGGTAAGCTGACGGCCAGCAGGGAACAGCGACTTGTTCTGAAGCGTGGGGAAACCCCGCTGATGACAGGGAAACCCGACCTTGTTCTGTGGACGGACACCATCGTTAAGCGTGGTCTGATCGTAGACTACAAGACAGGAATGGGGATTGTTCCCACCGAGAAGAGCCACCAGCTTCGGGTGTTGGCCTTCTTGGCGGCCGACGAATACGGACTTGAGGAGGTCTATGTGACCATTCTCCAGCCCAACAACCCAATCGTCTTACAGAAGATGACTCGGTCAGAGATCCGACTAGAGCGGGAACGCACCCTGTTGTCCTTGGATCGGATCGCCGATAAGTCTGCCTACCGACAAGTTGGTCCTTGGTGTCAGTACTGCAAAGCCACAGGGATCTGCCCAGAAGCACAGGAAGCCACAAAGACCCTCACGACCACAAGCTCGACAGCGGTTATCGATCCCAGCCAGCTCCCAAGGCTTCTGGAGGTCTGCACCCTTGCCGAGAGCGTGATTGAGAATGTTCGCAAGCGGGCGAGGGAGATCCTCGACGCTGGAGGTGAGATTCCTGGTTGGAAGTTAATCAACAGCAAGCGGAGATCCATCACCAGCTCTGCCTCTGCCTATCACCTCATCAAAGAGGCGTTCGGCGAAGATGTGGCGATGGGTGCTTCCTCTGTTTCGTTGACCGATGCGACTAGGAGCTTGGCTTCGAAGGCGGGTCTCAAGGAGAAGGAAGCAAAGGCGAAAATCGAGTCGGTGCTTGCCGACATCATTGAAATGAAAAATTCACAACGACTGATGAGGTCATAAGGAGAAATATGGAAACCACATACGAAAAAATTAAGAAGTTAGTAGCCAACTCGGAGGTCAGCCTCTTGAACGAGCAGATCTGGCAACAGCACAAAACAATCATGTTCCTTGAGGAGCGTGTGACTGGCTTTGAGAGGCTCATCCATGCCTACACGAAGGTCACAATGGATCTGGCAAAAGAGGTTCGCTTTCAGATCACCCTTGAAGGAATGAGAACTACCCCAAGAAAGAGATACGGAAGGTCGCCAGAAGAGGTCGCAAAGCGATGGGCAGAATGGAAGGCCTTGTCAGATGGAGGTATGCCAGCAATTCAGATCGCCAAACGCTACAAGGTGGACAAGGCAACTGTTACATACGCAAAGCGAAAAGGGTACACCGTTGTCCCGCATAAAACCAAAAGCTCCATTCCGCAGAGCCTTATCGGCCACAAGCTTGTTGCCCTCCCTCCAACCCGCAAAGGCCCCCGCAGACAGAAAGATCTACTGAGGATGGTGGCGTGAAGGCAGACGATAAGGCAATCAAGGCTCTTTCGAGCCTAAAGGAATCCAACGCCACGTATCTGGTGTTGGTCGAGTTCCAAGAAAGCCCCGATGTGTTTGTCGACAGCCGTGGAGACCAGACCAAAGGACAGCGAAGTAAGTTTATGCAAGCCCTGTACCACCATTGGGCTGGGCAACCCAAAACAAAGGAGAAAGACGATGAATAGGCCTCAAAAAACTAAACCCGAGGATGTAATTGGATCTGCACGGAAGCAGACGAACTTCTGGCAGAACGTGGTTGCCCTGTACGCCTTCCGATATGGGGCGATGGAGATCACCGAGGAATGTGCTTTTGAAGTGCTAAAAAGCACTGAGCAAGCCGTCGTGGATCTGGACAGGACAGGGGAGAACCTTGTGGTGACTCTTCGGGGTAAAAAACGAAGCGTCTTGCAGAAACTGAAAGCGTGCTGGCAAACATGGAATTCAAACTAAACATCGAACCCAAGACGATTCAGTCTGGTCTTCGCTTCTCTAGCAAGGGCGGTAGGCCAAGGGTGTTCCGTGACTCTTCTTCCAAGGCTTATGTGCGTGAGCTTATTTTTGCCTCAAAGCGGTATGCCAAGGAACAGATCCAAGGGCCACTCCGTTGCGATGTTACTTTTGTACTAAGGCGACCCCAAAGGCTTAAAGCCAATGGCCGTCAGCCAGCTCCAGTCCGTCCAGACAGGGACAACCTATTAAAGCCACTACAGGACGCTCTTACACAAGCGATGTTCTGGGTGGATGACAGCCAGATCGTTGCTGGCGAAACCTTAAAGTTATATGCGGGGAAGACAGAAAAACCCTGCATCGAAGTAAAGATTACAAAACTATGAAATTACCTTGGATTAAATTCTTCCCATCCGACTGGCTCTCAGACGAAAGCCTTCGCTCATGCTCGATTGGAGCAAGGGGTCTCTGGATGGATCTACTGGCAATGATGGCAAAGTCCAATACTCACGGATTCCTGCTGATAGGCGGTAGCCCTGCATCAGTTGAGCAGATCTCTAGGATCATTGGAGAGGATTCCCAGACCACTAGGAAATTGTTAGAGGAGTTGGAGGCCAACGGAGTTTTCAGCAGGGATGAAAAGAATGTCGTGTTTTCAAGAAGAATGCGGAGGGACGAGGCTGTAAGGGAGTCAGATCGGGAACGCCAGATCCGCCACAGATCCAAGACCCCAGAGCCTAAAAAGGAATGTCCCAAAAGGTATATAGCCCCAAAGAGCAAGAAGCCTACTCGTGAAGAGTGGCTTGAGTACGCCAATACCATCAAGGGCTGGAATGCTGGGGATGCGGAGAAGGCTTTTGACTACTACGAAGCCAACGGCTGGAAGGTCGGTGGCCGTACCGCTGTCGTAGACTGGAAAGCCTGTGCTAGGAACTGCGCCCGCCGTTCGGATTCAAATGACATAAGGCCGAAGATCCAAGCCAAGCCAACAAAGTCATCGTGCGACAGCCCTCGGCCAACCCCTATTGACTACAACTCCGTGGATGTGGTCGTTGGTCTAATCGGAACTGCCGTAAGAGAAAGACTTAGTTTGGCGATGCTCCAAGCGTCAACGCCGAAGGCTGTGTGGGAAAGAGCATTCCAAATGGCGAACGCAAATAAGGAGGTCGTATGCCAACCCTAACCACCAGAGAAAAAGTATCCGAACTATCCAAGAAGAAGACCGAGTGGCTCGAAAACGAGCTAAATTCACCAGAGATGCAGAAGACCATTCTGTCTGTGTTAAAGGAGGGTCTGGGGGCAACCAAGTTTCAATGGGACGGACAAAGGCAACAGGCCGACGAGGTCGTGGATTTCCCAACCCGCCTCAAGTCTTGCGAACTGGCATTGGCCTACGCCATCGGACGCCCGATGGAACGCCAGCAGATTATGGTCGCCCATCAACAGATCAAGGATCCCGCAGAGCTGGTGAAAGGATCGCCAGCACTCAAAGAAGCACTTCGAGAGTTACTCGATGAGAAAGAAGAAACCCACACCATAAAGTCACAAAACGTAAAAGAGGTCACAAAACAATGATAAGCCAACAAGATCTAACTACAGGAATGGTCGCGGCCCTCGGGTTGCGAGTAAAGAAGGTGGAAGAACGAGTCGAAGTCCTAGAGGGCAAGCGTCTCATGAAGCCCACCGAAACCGATGACGATCAACTTGAGAAGGAATGTCAGAATGTTGGCGTTTCGATGGACATCGTCCTACGCCACGACCGATATGGCGTTGGAGCTGATGCCCGATACCAAGTCGCTCGCAATCTTAGCAAGCTGGGCTGGGACACTCGAAGGATCTCTAGGGTTCTTCGGCGTTCAGTTCGCTCAATCCAGAGGATGATATGAATCTCAGCATGTGTGAACTAGACATTCTTTTATTCGTTCTGGAAAACGAGACCGTGCGGAGAGTGTTTATTAAAGAAGCCCGCAGTTGGGATCATAGCCTTGCAGATGCAAGGGCTATGCACCTCAACGTGCATAACGAGGTTTCAAAGTGCATGGCAAAGGCTGTAAATGACTGAACCACTTCAAGCCTTAGACTTTATCCGAGATAACGCCTTGCCATTGGCACAGGCCAAGGCCAACCGCATCTATCTGGAGGAATTCAGAAAGACCAAGAAGGCCATCTTGATGCGGGACGCCAGCGATGACGGGATGGTCACAATCGCCGCCCAGGAGCGAGAGGCCTACTCCCACGATGAGTACCAGAAGCTGTTGCTTGGATTGAAGGAAGCCGTTCAAGAAGAGGAGCGTCTGCGTTGGCTGATGATCGGAGCGCAAGCCAAGATCGAGGTCTGGCGTTCGTTCGAGTCCTCAAAGCGGGCGGAGATGAGGCTATGAGCGTAAAGCGATTCTCAAGACTCTTGGATAGCCTTGAATACGGCAACAAGTTACTTCGCTCAATCTCCAAGACAGCTCCTACGCCGATGGTTTACTCGATCCAGCAATGCCTAACCCATTACGAAGCCGTAACCCTAATGGCTAAAGAGTCCCTTCAGCTTGCCAAGAAGCACAAGGCCAAGGCTGTGGAGAATCGGCTATGATAGTTGTCAGACTTGAAGGGTACGAGGCCGAGGTGGCTGTTCTGGTCGGATCCTCTAGGAACAAGTCTGCTCTTAAAAAAGAGTCTAGGGATATTTACCCCTGCAACCCTGTGATGTCTTGGGGTCAGCACGTTGAGGCCGCTGGGGCTGAAATGGCGGTGGCAAAGTATCTAGGCCTTTACTGGGACGGATCTGTGGACACCTACCGATCTGGTAGCGGGGATCTGCCTTATACAAATGTCGATGTTAAGCATTCCCAAGACGGCAAGTGGAAGGTGAAGGACAAGGACGAAGGAGAGCTGATCCTTGTTAAGGGCGTGATGCCCACCTACACGATTGAGGCCTACTGCTTTACGGAGGAGGTGAAAAAGGCTTCTGCTCCCTGTGAAATGAGCGGATCTAAACTCTGGTTTATTACTGACAGAGTTAAGCGGAAGGACTTTGACGGACTAAAGAAAACTCTTTGGAGGAGGGCATTTGACGCAAGGCAAGCGTCTCCGCCCTGTGAGGTTAAATGAGGGCTTTGGCTTGGACTCTCTATTGGATCGGGGACTTGATCTCAAGGACGTTCATGCGGTTTGGATGGGGATATTCGATCTACAGCAAGGTCATGAACTGGTCTCTTGAATTCGACAAAGACGAGTCAGTTTGGAAGAAGGTTAAGAACGATTTGCCCTGAAAGAAGTAATGGCAACGCTCAACGAAAACATTCCCAGCTTTAAGGCAATGGTCAGAAAGTCTTTCTTTACCAAGAACGAATCGGACAAGGAGTTCTACGCAGTCTATGTGTTTGGGTTGCAGTCCTGTTCGGGAACCATCACCACCTTCCATGTGATGACTGATTCGGGAATGCTTCGGAGTCGAGTTCCTCTTTCTGAGATTTACACGCACGAGCCAACTAACGACATTCCCTTCAATTACAAACAGCTCTGGGATTGTTTCTCCGAGAACGTAGCGGTTACCGAGTACAACTTTCTTGCGTATCACCGAGCGCAGATTGTCTTGCGTGACGGATCCAAGGTCTGGGGAACGTATATGTTCACGATTGATTGGTACAATAACCCTTATTCCGATGAGCCGTCCGACTACAAGTGCGGCCACGTCTTTGCGGGTGACGATGGATACTTACTTTGTATGCCTAATAACCGCATTTTCTGGCGGGACTCCAACTGGGTGACCAAGAAGCTACCCGACAACCTAAAGCAGTTTCGTGTGGATACTGAGCTTCCGTCGGTTGAGAACCAGTCCGACAAGTGGGTCACAGAAGATACCGACTCGTTTTACTACGACATCCAAAAGAGAGGAGATTCATTATGACCGAAGACCCAAAGCACGTTCCGTCTATTGCAGAGCTGGCTAACGCCGCCGCCGAGATAACTCGTAGAATTATGAGCAACGGATCAGCCAAGTCGGCCTTTGGAGAATGGCTTTATAAGGACAAGCCTACCTACGACTACCATATTTGCAGGGCGATTAAGCACGCTGTCACAGCCCAGCAACAGATCCACCTCAATGAACCCCAGCCCGACAATAATGGTGAGACGGCCATCGACCACCTAGAGAGGACTATCGTTCGTGGTCTCTTTGCGTGGTTTCAGCTCAAGAGGAAACTCCCAAGACTATGAAGGTTTATATCTGGGGCTATCTGCACCAATGCGGTGGGGCGGGACCCGAAACAGGCCACGCCATTGAGTTGTTCCGAGATAACGGAGTCGAGGTCACTTGCGTTGTTCCACAGGGAACAGATGTTCTCTCTGCCTCCGAGCCGAGAAGGCGGTATCTGGATTCTCTTGGGGTAGCCACGGAAGCCTATAGTCCTGGTATGTTCAACGACCAGAATGTCTGGTGCTGGTGTGAGGACAGCATTTTTGAGTATCTGGCTAGGCACGAAGAGACCCCTCGGCAAGTTGTGTACTGGCCTTGTATGAATGTTCTTCGGGACAGGGAGCTGGTAGGCATAGCCAAGACAAAGAACCTAAAGATCCTTTGCCAGTCGAACTATCAGCTTGGGGAGCTTGCTAAACGCCTAACCGAAGTCGGGCTTTCTGCGGATCTCCAGCACGTTTTCCCCTTCTTCAACATTGATAGCAGATGGGGAAGGTTAAGGTTTTCCGATAAGTCCCTAGATACTCTCAATGTATTAAGAATTGGCAGAGACGATGAACCCTTCAAATACCCAAGGGATATGTGGGATCTGTTCTACAAGGTGACAGCTCCTGTCGGGGTCACGACAAGACTGAATGTCATTGGATGGGGCAGGGAGGGTGAGGCTCTCTTAGGTGATGTAGGCAAAGAAGGGCATCCATATCACGGCAGAATCAACGCCGAGCTTATCCCTCATATCTACAGCCCAGCGACTTTGTCTAACTACTTCCGAGACGCCCACGCCATTTTGATGTGGTATCCAGTACATGAAAATGCCCCGCGAGTTCTGTTTGAGGCCGTCGCCAGCGGAGCTGTAGTGGTCGGGGCGAATCAAGGCGGAGTCCCAGAGTTCGTTAGAGACCAAGAGACTGGTTTTCTGGTCTCAAGCAATGATGAGGCCTCTCACAGGCTCTCCCAGCTTGCCTTTAACCCAAGCAAATCACGGCGAATGGCTGAAAATGCCTACGACAATCTAAAGAAGGGGATTGGATGCCCGAAGTGTGCCTTTGCTAGGTTTAGTGCGGAGTTCCGATGAAAAGCGAATGGGCAGTAGCCCTGCAAAAGCACTTATTAGAGAAAGTGAGCCCAATCCCAGATGGCTGGAAAACAATAAAACAAATCTCCAAGGAGCTAGGCAAGACCCACGGCCACGCATCCAAGGCTGTTACAAGATTGATGAATCTAGGGCTTGCCGAAAGGAAGTCATTCCGAGTACTGATCTCTAATGGTAGTGGCAGAATGATTCCCCACTACCGACTGCTACCAAAAGCTAAATCTCCTTAAACTCTGTCGGCAAGATCCACTTGCCAGCGATCTGTCTGGCTTGGTAGACGGCAAAGCTACCATCGTCAAAGATAAGTCCGTACACCCAGCCATTCTCGTGGTTCAGAGTGCCAAGCATTGAGCGGTTGTACTCATAGTCTAACTGACACAAGCATCCAGCCACCCAGCCCTGTTTTGGAACAAGGCCTTCTACAGACACAGATTGGATGGTGTGGGTATGTCCCATAATGACATTCTCCCCATAGCTCTGGAGGGTTTTGCGGAGGGCATAGACCCCAGCGGCATATCCGTGAAGGAAGCAAAGGCGACCCTCCCGATGGATCCCAAGTCTCTTTGAGTAAGGATAGGTTTTAATCCCAAGTGTCTTACATAGTTCATCCAGCTCCTCGACTCCTTTGATCGCCGCATCTCGCTTTAGTCCGTCTGATTCGCTTTCGGCAACATCCCAAAGGCGCTGACAATGATTCCCACGAAGCCAGACCTTTGTGCCTTTGCCATCCATCCATTTACTCAAGAACTCGATCCCACAGGCTACGTCATCTGAAAGGCTTTCTGCCTGTTCTGCCTTGTCAGCCTTCTTCCTTAACCCACGAAAATCAAATAGGTCTCCGCCCATTATCTTAATATCGGGCTTAAATGCCTCAGAAAATTGGAAGAACTTCTTTGTCACAGCTCTATCTTGCATATCTCCGTGGAGGTCGAACCCTGCCATGAACTTTTGGTATTTTTTCATTGGTAGTAGCTGTCATCCTTTTGAGGTTCAAATCTGTCGTCGTATCCGTCTTTGTCTTTGTCCTTAAAATCCCACGGAGTCCGAGTACCAGGACGCTTGCTCCACAGCCAACGAGAGAAGGATGACCTTTCCTGTTCGGGTTTTCTTTCAACCCAAAACTCAATTAAACCCTTGATGAATTGGGTGATTATCACTTTAGCCAATCTCGGCACACAAGCGTCCTCATCGACCTTTTCCTTCGGTATACGCCGTCACCCCCGCCAGCACCCCGATCCCCAGCCGAGTTGGTATTGCCCTCGATTGTGGTGGCAAACCCATTCTCGGTTCGCTCAATCAGTCCTGTATGGGCTATCCGACCAAGGGAACTAAAGTAGATCCCAAACACGGAGGCAGGGGGTGAGTAGCTGACCCTCTTGCCACCAACTACCCAAGAAGGACTCCAGCCTGTTTTGGGTACTAGGTCGCCATACCCAGCCTCACGGAACACATAGTAGTTAAAAGCGGCACACCACGGATTCCCTGGTTCGAGTTCAACCGAGGACAAGAACAGATCCACCTCTGGGCCTGTATTTACACCCCACTCCTTTACGCCAACAAGCTTTCTTGCTTGGACAAGGACGCATCCTCGGTCATCAGCAAAAGACAAAAAGGGGAATAGTATTAACGCCAGCCAAGAAGGCATACCACGGCTCCTATAAAAAGGACGCACCATAGGCAAAGCACAATGACGAGGCGAACAGTTCTGGTTGTAGATCTCCAGTCCTGTAGCCAGCTCAAGGTATCGATATACTCGTTGATCGAAGGCCACTCCATTTGCACAACAAACCACGCCAGCCATACCGCTAATAGATAGGCAGAAGCCCCAAGGATTAGGCCATGCAGGGATCCTCGGTCATACGTCCCAGCCGATGGATCAAACTGCTGGATCAGCGGGGCCGCCGACCAGAACACAATGATGGCTATACAAAACGAGCCAAGACCTTGGAACTTTGAGAGAAACTTCTTCACCAAGGGATCCCCACGAACTTTCTAGCCACAAACATAATGCCCCCAAATATGACCCCTCTAAACATCCATAGCCCTAAAGCGATAAGCGCACCTCGATAGATCCAAAGCTCTTTTAAGGCCTTCCGCTGTTTGTCCTTCCAGACTCCAGCGTCCCTAATTGCCTCGTTCTTCTCTTTAACGGCCTCGTCCAGATCCACGGAGGTCTGCTTACAGGCCTGTACGGCACTTTCTAATTGGGCTTTGGCTACTACTAGGTGCTTCTTGGCCTCTGGATTGGCGACAGCGATAGCCTCGTCGATACGAGCTTCCGCTACAGAGAAGTCAGCCGACTGCCTAGGTGTTGAACACCCACAAAGCAAGAGTGCTAAAAATGGGATTAAGTACATGTGCATGGTATTGATGGAAGCCGTGGGGTATTGAGCTGTCCTTGGCCTCCCCAAGTTCCCTCCTCCTCATCAAATGTCCTAGAACCTCGGTCATTCGCCTCTGCGTGTCTCTCGAGTTGCCTAGATTGACTTTTCTTCGTGTCGGATTGCGATTGCCCGCTCTGTTGCTGTTTTTTGTCACTCTCTTGAGAAGACTCAGCGGAACCCGCCGTGCCTTTCCGATTGTCTCCGTCTTGGCTCTTTTGGGATTCTTGACTGACTTCTTTAGTGAGTTCCGCTTGACCTTCTTTTGATGTTTCGGTGTTTTGAGACAAGTTGACGCTCGATGTGCGAGAGACTGCACTAGAGGATTCGATGGACGCGTTTAGGCTCTTCTGAGACTCCGAAGTAACCTCGGAAGAATTATCTGAATCGCTTGAGACAACATTTCTTGTGAGGCCTTGGTGAGCCGATGTGACCATAATCTCAAAATCTATCTTTTCTGGCAGATCGACCATCACGCCATTTAAGGGGTTTGCCTGTGTTGCATTTCGTGAGTTGGCAATCCCTCTTCTTACTTCAAACAGGGAATCACGGATAAATGTATCGAGATCAGAAAGATCAACGATGGTCATTTGCCCCTCCAGTTAATCGCCGCCTCTACAGCAAGCCCAACAATCGTTCCTACGGCGGATGCGACTAAAATAAAAAACTTCTTAAAGCCCTCAAGTGCCGAAACTCGGTTGGCTAGATCCCCGAAGCTCGCGAAGCTTTTCTCCATAACCGCCTTTATTTCGGATACATCGTTGGACATGGAGATCATACGCTCTTCCATTCTCGCCATACGTTCCGACATAAACTCACGATGCTCGGATCGGCTCATGTAACGTCTCCTGGGTATTGGACAACGATCGGCACGCTGAACCGAATCACACAACCGATATCATCCTTTTGAGTTTCAGTTCTGCTCGAGATTCCAGAGCGACTCGTGCTGGAGGATTGGGATGAACTGGTGGACGAAGATTCGCTAGAGGACTGACTCGAGCTTGAGCTTCCAGAAGTCGAGGAGCTTGAGGAGCTGCTTCGGCTTGTTGAAGAACTTGAGCTATTCGAGGTAGATCGGCTACTGCTACTGCTTGAGGATGATGAACGACTACTGCTGGAGCTGTTCGAGGAGGAACGGCTGGAGCTATTGCTACTCGACGAACTGGAAGACCCGCTCGACGAATTACTCGAGGACGAGGAGTTCGATGACGATACGCTGGCCGAATTGTTGGCAAGCGAGCTGTTCTGCGTGTCGACTAATTGGTATCCCATAAAGCCTCCTTAAATAGAAATTCCTTCAATTTTGCCTGTGTCGGTGTCGAATTTGTCATATTCCCTGTAGGCTATGTGATCTTGGTATGTGCATCTGTTTTCGACCTCTCCGTCGCTACTTTGCCCATTGCCTTGGCTTCCTTCGGTTGAGCTAGACTGAGACTTCCCATTTTCTTTTTCGTTGCTGGCTTCGCCTTCTAAGCCTCTACCAGACTCTTGAGATCCTTGGGTTCCGCCTTCACTTCCTCCGCCTGTGCGGATTGTCTGTTCAGAGTCTTGACCACGAGTCTGCTCTCTGGAATCTGTCGACTCCGTATCAACAGAGACCTTGTTTGTGGCAGAGGCCTCATTGGAGATGGTAACCCTAGACTCACTTGCGCCCTCAGAGGCCGTAGTCCCAACGATCCTCTGGAAGGCCGAGGACTGGTGGGTTTTGAGGAGAGTCATCTCAAAATCAATCTTCTCTGGGAGATCCACCATTACTCCTGTGTTTGGATTGGCCTGTGAAGCGTTCCGAGACAACGCAATCCCTCTCCGCACCTTGAAGAGGATGTTCTCGATGACGCTGGCAGAAGAGGCGAGTGGTACGACAAGGGCCATGCTAGAACCCCACAGGAGTCATCATCTTGTTCATCGCACCGCTGATAGGCTCGTGGTACGACTTCAAGAAGGCCAAGGACTCCGCCGCCTTCTTTACGATAAGGTTTTTGTCTAGTTCTGGTTTGAGCAGGGAAGTTGTCGCCAGCTCCCCAACGATTAAGGGAACTAAAAAAGCCTCGATATCAGAGCTTGGGGTGTAAATGCCGATAGGTGTCTGTAGATCTGTTAGAACCAACTGCTGTGGTTCTAGCGAGGCCGAGAAGCGGATCGAGGAAGCCTTTGTGGGCAAGGGGATGACACGAACTAAAGCCCTAGCTCCACCGCCAATAGTGTCCCCGAGGTATTCGGCTGTGTAGTAAGCGGGAAGCCCGCTCTGCCTGTAATAGGTGAGGGTGTCTTGGCGTAACGGAGCTTCGGAAAGAAAGGTTAGGCGATGGTCTTCGTCCCAGATTACAGATCCTTCAATACGACGGATTGGCGCCCACAGGGGGATCGCATCGTCATAAAGCAGACCAGTATATGTCCCAGTAGCCAAAGACCACGGATCACGAAGGGTAGATCCAATACCAAGAGGACACTTGCGGTCACCGATCTCAAGCGTATCGCCGATCCTGTCAGTATCAGAGGACAGGGTAAGGCCTGTCACATTCCTAGATCCTTGGGTAAGGCCAACGGACACGCTTACAGGGGCAAGCTGGAACGATGTGACAGGAGTTGTCTTACGGCCAGAAGGAGCTGAAAAGTAGTATTTCGCAAACCCAGCATTGATCGCACCAATCAACGTAGCGGCCAGATCGGCTGGTATAGAGATTGGATCGCTCGGAAGATTAGTAAATGAAATGACCCTTTGGGCGAGCTGTAATGATGTCATTTGGCCTCCTCTAGGGTTTTTAATGCCCTGTCATACTCTGCCTTTAGCAAAGGCTCTCTCTGTTTGGATTTATCGGCAAAGAACAGGGAACTGCTGGATAGGTAGCGTGCGATAGGCAACAGCAGGGTCTCAGCGTAGTTGTGGGGGATAGGGATTACGATTGCGGGATTTGTGCCGTAGTCGCTTACCGTAAATGCTGGGGATTTAAGCGAAACCTCTATCGAGAGAGATGTGTTTATGGTTGGCGACGGCACTACAAACATCGTGATCTTTGTTGAATCAGATGCGTCTGGGTCTGGTCGTTTTTCATCAATAAAATAGGCTTGAGGTGGCGCACCAGTAAGAGCTGTCAGAGATCCAGCATAGATAGAAGCAAATGAATCGTACTCGCCCCTTGTGCGGATCGGGCGAAGACCTAGTCCGTCAGAAACACGCTTTACAGGCCCTAGAACCGCCGACACCGAGTCACTGAGGACAACATTATTTGAGTTGGCCGTGATGGTCGCAGTAATCGTCTGACGAGTGTAGTAATCCAAAAGCCTATGCCCTTTTGACCAGATGAGTTGCAATGCCGAATTAAGGTCGTTGAATATCCGCCTTCGCATGATTTCGGGGGCAGACGCATTATTTGGTATGCCGAACACTTCATAAATTGCATCTATGGCTTGGGTGACGTTCATACAGCCACCGCCTTGCGAGGCCTCCTAGTCTTTGCAACAGGGGCAGGGGTTTCATCAATAACAGGCTCATCTTTAAGAATCTTAACCGCTGGCCTGTAAAAAGCATCTTTCGTAGCGAAAATATCATCCACCGATGAGGAATCCTCTTGGCTAATAACGCCTCGATTCCAGACATGGGCATTAAATTCGTTGTTCCAGATAAAAGTATAGTACCGACCAGAGCCACCAGAGAGTCTGATGGCTGGGTTGTAGCGTGAAGAACCAGTAATTGTGATGACGAGCTTCATAAAAAGGAAAGGCGGGGCCGAGGGTTTCCCCCCGACCCCGCTCTCCAATAGACTTAGACGTTGTCTACGGGCAACACCAAGCCTGCGTAACGAACAGCGTGGTTCAGTACGAGGTAGTTGGGTTGTTCGCCGTCAACACGGACATAAGGGCTTTGGCCGAATATGCTCGTGATGTAGGTCTTACGAATGAACTGGCCGTCAAAGGTCTCTTCAGAACGCTCGCCGTCCAAGGATCCGTATCCACGAACTGCGGCCATTGCTCCGAGAACCATCGTGCGACCAATCGGTACGCCCGACGAGTTGCACTCGATAATCAAATCCCCAACGCTGTGAGAGTTGGTGATCTTTGAATCAGCAAATGCGTTTGCATTGAGGGTGGCTTCGGACGCATCCCATCCAGTCGTGGCCGTAGCCTTTTTGACTGCAAGGGTGTTGCTTCCGCCGATAGTTGCGTCGGAAGGAACCAATGCCTTGGTGATGTTCAGCGTGTTTCCGTCGTTTGTGGTGTATTTGTACAAGCCATACTTACCGCTCGACAGGATCAGAACGTATCCAGCCGTGTAGCTCGTCCCGCTGGCTGTGCCAGTAGGATTCGAGAAGTTAATGGCGGTTTCGCTCTGGTCGAGACCAGTCGGATAGGTGTACCCGCTGAAGAACTTGAAGTACTTCGGAGCGGTTTTGGCGGCGGCGGTAGCAGATCCACCACCCTTGAGGGTGAAGGAAGTCGCGCTTGCGGCCAAGACACTAGCTGAGGTGATGGCGACGCCCAAGCTGGCTTTGGCATTGATCGGAGATCCGATCGCACCGAAACCATCGTGGTCGGCAGGGTCAAACTGACGGATGACGTGACCATCGAGATCAACGTATCCACCAGTGAACTGCTTCGCACCTTCACCTTCAGCGGCGGCGGCGGCGTTCAAGGCGGCCAGATATTTCGATTCGCTCTTGAGGGAAAGCAAGCCTTCGCCTGTGGAAACGATAACGAACTTCTGGATCTTGTTCTTGCCAACTTGGCCGATGGTCGCAGGGCGAGCCCCACGAGTGCGGAGTTGCTGACCAGCGGCGATCAAGCCGTCATAGGAGAGGGTATCGGTATGCGACAGCGCATTGATCGAGGCCTTTCCGTTAGCCTGGTAGTAGTTTTTCGCAGTACCCCTGTGGAGGAACAGCTTCTGGAGTCGTTCGGTTTTCATCCGTCCGAGCCAGTTGCCGAGCATCACAGGAACATTGCTCTTCAATTCGCTGGCGAGAGCAGTTTTCTCCTCGAGCCGACGATTGTAAGAGACAGCGTGACGCAAGAAATCCACAGTCAGATTATAAGATCCGACTCGGAAGTCTTCCGTGTTGTCTTGGATTAAGGTTTCACCCTGCACGCCTTCGCCGTAGAGTTGAGCCATGGTGCGGAACGTAATTTTCGTCCCCGCCCCCTTGCTCAAGTCACGGACCGACATGACTGGGTAGCTTTCTGAGGGGCCTTCGAATTGCTGGAAGAAATTCTCCGCAGCCTCCGAAAGTTGAACCCCTTTCTTCCAAAGTTCGGGTAGAAAATTGGAAGCTTGTGACGAGATTGCACTCGTCGAATTGTTTTCAGGAATTAAAAGGGTAGCCATTTTAATATCCTCCTATTCTGTTGGGTTTGTAAGCCTCGCCCTAAAGTTTTGCCATCAAGAGCTGATACGCCTCTAGGTCGTCCAGTTTGTCGGCTAAATCTCTAGCATTAAGCGGGGCTTGTGGAGTTGTGCGGGCGTTACCGCTCGCGGGTTGAATAGACGGAGCCTTGCGGGCGACACTTGGCGAGGGTGCTTTTGCACTAGGGTTGCGAGGTGCAATCCCAAGCTCATTAGCGGCCATCTGTGTCAGCTTGAAGGGCATCGAAGGGTCTTTTACTAGGGGATTCCCTGTATCGACCATCGTGTCGAAGATCTCATTCATCTTCTTAACAAGGGCTGAATCGGCTTTGCCCGCATCGGGATAAAACTCCACGGCACGAGCCTTTGCTTCTTCGATTCCCTTGGCACGTTGCGTCTGCTGAACAGATTCGCGTTCGGTAGCCATTTTTTCAGACTTCCGAAGTTCTTTGTTCAGTTTCAGCATTTCGACTTCAAGCTCGGCAACCTTGTCGAATTCAAGATTCTTAAAAGCGGCGGCTTTCGCCTGCGCTACTTCGTCGATCTTGGTTTCGATGTCGGCGGGAGCAACAAACTGCTCCTCTTGTGCCTTGGCGGGTTCCGCCTCACCTTTGACCATAGCCATAGCCTGTTCAAGGGTGAGGTCTGGATTCCTAGCCCGAATCTTGAGAGCTTTGCGTTCAGTCTCAGACCAGCTTCCGATCCGCACCCTTTCGGGGAGTTCGGCTTCTGATTCTTGAGTCTCGTCCTCGGCCTTAGTTTCGGTTGCAACTTCCTCGACCGCAGGGGCTTGTTCAGCCGCAGGCTCTTCCTTGGGAGCCTCTGGAGTCGGGGCGGGTTCTGCCGATTCTTTTAGACCTTGGACGAGTTCGTGATAAGCACGCTCATCAAGTGTCGCCACACCAGTTTCCGTCCGTGCAGTAACTTGTGGTTCTGCACCCGTTGTTTGAGGGGTTTGCTCGGCTTGCGCCAGAGTATTATTTTCGCTCATTAGATAAGCCAAAAGACTCAGAGCGAGAACGGAAGAGATTTGTTAGTGGATGCGACGCATAGTGATAGAGGAGGTTGCTGAATAGGATCCTTGGCGGATTAGTTGAGGATGAGCAAACCCAAATCCCTTGGCCCTCTTGGGGTTAGTCCAGCGTCTGGGTACGGATTCGTTATGGGTTCGGGTGGGGCAAGATTCTTTGGTGAGGGGATTATCAACCCCAAGTCCTATGCTTGGCACGCCTTTTTCCAGATCAGACCAGGACGTTTCTCCAATGGAGTAATGTCAAAATACTACGTCGGCCCAGTAGGATCATTTATTCACGGAACTACAGTAGAGGTAGAGGGACTTGACGAGGAGCTAACACCCGCAGGAGCCAAGACTTTTGTGTATATTGAGTGTGAAGTAACCGATGGCGTTATAGATTCCGCCGAAATAAAGGGATATAGCACAGTTAAGCCATTGTTTGAGCCAGAGGAAGAACTGGCAAAGCAGACTAAGGTTCGCCATTTCCTTGGCCTTGTCGTAAAGCAGAGGCCATTCCCGAAGTTTGGTCGTAATCTAACATACCCCATTGTTCAAAGCTCATTCTCTGTTCCGATTGTTGTCCCTGCTTGTGTGAATGGCTTCCGTGGCGTCCTCATCACTACGACATGAAGGGTAGGCACACAGCTTTTCAGAGATTTGGTAGCGGTAGCCACAATCCGTTTGGGTCTGTACTAAACAAATACTTTCTTACCGAAGATACTGTAAGAAAAAACAACATATACGAAAAGACTGCCGATGGCCATAGGGGCGACGAACCCGATCTAGGCGAAGAAGTCTATGGATGCCTTGCCAAAGGAATCAACACACAAGGTCACCTTGAGTATGACTATGATGACATGACCAAGGAAAGAAAGACGAGAAAGGATGTGAAGCAGTATGTCATTGGATCAGAGGGTTCTATTTTGAGAGAATGGGAGGACAAAAATAAAAAGAGCCATGAAGACAGCTCGCTTGTACCGCAAGAGAGTATTCCATTAAATGTAATCTCGAAATATCCGATAAAGTTCTCCATCGATGCTGTTGATGAAGACGATGAACGCATAGTTACAAAGATTGATGTTCCCCCTAGCGCGGGGTTCTCGGGGCCGTTTGTTTACAGGCCAAAGAAGTTCCCGTCTGGTTTTACTCCTTCCATCATCAAGGAAGACTGCATCCTTAATCATAGTCCAGCATCAAGCGTATCAATTCCAGCAGACGTAGCTCACAAGATAATAAACTGCACAAAGGAAATAAAGTTTACTGGCGCTTTAGATCATTCCATAGAAGCTCAAAACAAAAAGTGTTCTGGAGAAACATCGCAGACAGTAAAGCAGACATACTACCTTCCACTTTACTGTCCAGGCGGCTCGCCTGTTAAGAAAACTAGAACAGCTTCTTACACTTGTACTTCATCGTCAGAAAAGACGACAATTCGTCTTAAGGGTTCTGTTGGTGGGACAATGAGTCGATATAATCTATTGACTTCACTTTGGGAAGAAGAGCCAGTCAAACTAGACTTGTCGCCAAACTTTTATCAAGGGAGCAATGCACAAAAAGCAAACAACTTCTTTGTGCGAACAGGGCTTGAATGCGGTTGCGAAGATAGCGGACTATGCCCAGATCCACTCGATTACTTAAAGGCTAAGATGCTTGGCGAAAGAGAAAAAGTAACAAAGCTTGAGGCTGGATGTGCAGTAACGACCCCTCTTGATCTTGATATTATAAGACGGGATCAAGAGGAAAACTTGCTACTTAAGAAGCTTGGGAACGATTTGTGTGACGAGGGCGGATTTATTGTAAAGGATTTAATACAAGCCCCCCCCAATTTATTTTTACCCAACTTTTTTGGTGAAAAGCCTCCTCTCTTGTCAAAAACAAGTAATTTCACTTCTGGGCCTGCTCTTATCGCTAGATATAGCGCAGGGTTAGCGGAATACGTTGGGGTTGAATCAGATGAACTACTATTTGAGCCGAAAAGTTGCTCAAATACTCAGTTAGAGTCATTTAGACGCCCAAAAGGCGGTCCGATCCCAACAGGGCTGAATGTAACCATGACTGGGGGTTGCCCCAATGGTCTTGCGAATTTTGGTACAGCCGATTCTGACGGAATAAGACTATATGACGCAACGGATCGCCAGAGGGCAATCCTTCAATGGGTGGATCAAGATGAAACAGGTTGCGCTCCTTGCTCTGTGTACGGAGATCAAGGAACGTACAAGCTGACTTGTATTGCTGAGAAGCAATGCTACGAAAAAGAAGATTGCAGTGACGTAAGCGACCTAACCAAATGTCCCCCAATTCCGCATCCAAGCGGATCTGACTTATCGGATGTAACAAGTAAATGCAGTAGTCCTTTTTATTATGCTCTCACGATCGGGAGATATGCTCAGACGGCGAAAGCTCCGTTTACTTTCCAAGGGTTAAGGTATCTAGAGGAATCTCCAATTCCGCTTGATGTTAACATAAAAAATACAGACGCTCAAGATCTCTGCATTTCCTTCATATTTATGGGGTCGGGGGATGAAAGTCCTTACTCGTCAAGCTGGCATAGCGGAACCACACCACAATTTCCGCAAGCTGGACTTGGATACCGAATTACGGATCCTGCAAATCTAAGCCCAATATCGACGTGCAAGACATGGCACGAGAACCTAGATGCAGCGAATGGATACAAGAAATCCGTAGACCAAGTCGGAACGCTAACGCTTAAATCTGGCGATTGGTCTACTGCTATTCCGCTTTGGACTACAAATTATTCTAGAAATGCTACGTCATGCGAAGGCGAGACCGTTAGTGGAATCGGCGAGCATCGGAATTGGGTATTTGGCTGCACAAGAACCACTAGAGCCCAATGTACTGATGATTGCGATTGCTGTGCGGTTTATAATGCTTTTGTCCCGCTCGAAAATGGTTGCGGAACAATGATTAAGGAAGATCCTTGTAATTTACCAGTACCTTGCGAGCCGTTAATCTGCGCCTACTCCTATTCAAGCTCTTTTACTGGAACAGAAGATTGCCCACAATCTGCTAATTGTAACGGATGCGAAGATTGCAAAAGTTGTTCTGGTAATTGTGATCTCTGTGCGTGTTGCGGGTGTAACTGCGACTGCGATCCTGGTCCAGAAGGGCATGAAAACCCATGCGACGAAAGGCAGCCAACACCTCCTACAACTTATTCTGGTGCAGGAAAAATGGGATGCTACGGCTCTGCCCAAGAGGAGCAAATTATTAAAACAAGCTTTGATGTTACGCTCGAATTTCTTCCTTTCACAGAGCTTGGAGGTGTTAAACAAAAATGAATATAACTAACGATGGAATCGTTTTGGAAGCAGGCCTTATGTCTATTGAGATAGACAGGCGGATCTATAAGATAGATTCAGAAGCGAATGACCCATTATTGCACGAGCTTGCCCACAGCAAGACACTTCGATACGAAAGCGATACTCGGAGCGTCTATTTCTACAAAACCATCTCGGAGGATGACTGGAAGAATCTGTCTCCATTCGTTAGAAGGGGAATGATTGGGAAGTGTTATCAGAATAATGCCATTAACATTCAGCGATGTGTAGGTGATGGCTGGGTTTGTGCAGTTGATAGCGAAATCTTGCCATCTCCCAGAGAAGTTTTGGCCCTGTTCTTTAAGCCACCTTCGCCAGTTCAACAGCTCAAGACTTTGTCGGCGGCTTTCGTGAAAGCAATTAACACGAATACGCTGACAACTCATGTGAAGCCCGAAACCTTCTCAGCGAGAAAATCTATTTGTATGTCGTGTGAATACTACGATCCGACGGCTTTTCTAGGAACTGGGCGGTGTCGTGTGTGTGGATGCGGTGAGGCGAAACTACGAATGCCATCGCAGAGTTGTCCAAAGGAAAAGTGGGGCGTGGAATGATCGTTGTAATGCAAATATGGGAAGGCGACAAAGATCTGGCTGTCGAGACAGCTAGGACAATAAGGGAAAAACTGCCAAACTCTAAAATAGGTATTCTTGCGAATGCTTGCCAGCATCCAAAAGACATTGAGCAGTATGTAGACCTTATCCATAAAACTAAAGAAGACCTACACTTGGCTGGAGGAATTGCGCTTCACGAATTGCTGGTTCTTGGATTAAGGATGAGTGGGACATATATTCTGAAAGTAGAGCCAGATTGCATATTTGGTGTTCCAGCCGAAAACCTTGAGGAGACTCTGCTAAACATGCCAGCGGGCATTCACGGATATCATAATGTTCTTGGTTCTGCGGACTCCGTGGAGACCAAGCAGGGGTACTTTGGATTAGATCGGGCTACGGCACGAAGGATTGTGGACGAGGGGATATTGCTAAGTCCTTCTATCTTGAATCCAGACAAGCAATTTCAGCTCAAAAGAAAAAGGTTTGTGGCTAGAAATGGGCAAGGCGCACACTCTTGGCCGTTAGCCTTGGTTTGCAACAAGCTAAAGATCAAGCATTACGACTCTCCAGAGCTACGCAACTTCATAACCCACCCTCCGATTAAAAGTGTTTTTAAGGATGATCTGAAGTCCCAGTTAATGCGACTAGACAAATCCGAGCTTCGTGGAGAGATTATTGCATCTTCACCAGAAGAAATAGGGCTTTCGATTGCTACTGATTTTGTAAGCAGAATATGGGGGCCTTCTGGCATATCAATCTCTCAAAAGTACGACCCTAATAATCGAAGCTATATCGGTAACTTCTTGGAATCTGATGGGGTGCTAAAACACTCTTCCCCTGCCTACACGGATATAGCCTCGGCAAATAAAGTGATTAGAACTGGAGTGTTTTCCCATAGAATTATGAATTGCAAGCCGATTGACGAAAATGGGGTAGCCATGGTTGTTCTTGATGTTGATCGGCGGATCGAGGATTGCGATGCCTCCGTTGTTTCCACGTCTTTCGATCACTCCCAGATATTCTTTATGATGAAAGATCCGCTATCTGACGAGTTGGCGGAGGCGCTCATTAAGGAGGCCTCTTTTGCGGATAAGAAGGGGTCTAGGCTTATGACGTTCCTTGTCGGAGTAAGAATTGCAGGGACAGCTTCTTATGAGGAAGTTTGCCTCCAGAACCAACACTCAGACAAATGCACCGCCCATAAGGTTTTGGCCGACGACAAGGTTCGTCTAGTTAAGTTCGTGGATAAATTCTTTACTTACGACGAGGCTCTGGCCGTGATTCGTGGCCTTGCAGAATCCTATAAAGTGCGGCCTCCTGTGACGGAACCAGAGCCAGCACTTCCTTAACTGCCATATAGGCTGAGTGCCTGTTTTGACGCTCTTCTGGGGTAATTCCAGCCTCTAAAACCGCTTCTTTAAGACCTTCCAGATGCCTTGAGAGGGCAGGGAGATACCACTCGTTATAACCAGAATTGTCTTTTAACCGCTCTATGAGTGCCAGTTGGCTGGCTGGATCGCTCATGCGGGTGTCGGATTACCGCCAGCTAGGCCAGCGTCAACAGGGACACTTTTCGTTCCACCAACGCTAGGCGGAGGTGAGCCAGGGGATCCAGCTTGGCCGAATACTCGTCCGTCTGGAGTCATCCCATTCTGTGTGGGAGGCGGGGCAAAGGGCTGAATGATCGACTCTGCATCCACGATCCCAAGGGCTTTGAGGCTCTGGTTGTAGAACAGGGCGACCTTCTGCTGAACTTCTGGGGGCAATCCATAGAACTGGGTGACAAGACCCGCCGCTTGAGCGTTGCTTTGTAGCTGTTGCTCTCCGTGATAGCGGGTCAGTAGAAGGCGGATATTGATGTTAATATCAGCAATTTCTTCTGGGGTGATCGTCACAAGTTGGAGTGCATCGCCTTCCAAGTAGTTGAACATTTCCTTTTTGTTCATGTTGTCCAGCAAGATCAACACAAGCCGATTGACCACTTGAGACAGGGCTGGCTCTAGCGACATTAGGTACTGCGAGAACATTTCGTTGCCCGCTTGGTCAATGCTTCGGATGCCAGTAGCGAGTTTGCTCGATGGCAAACCAGAGAACTCTTGGTCTCCACCAGTCATCACACCCGACTCGAGTTGGACGAGCTGGGTAAAGTATTGGAGCATGAAATTGAGATCCTTTTCCTTGGACTCTGGGAGAGCCACATAGGTCAAAGCATCGGCGGCCGCAAAGCCTGGGCGAAGCGTATAAGTGCCTCCAGAATTCAGAATCAGATTGGGATTTGCCGACCCTTCAAAGGTCGCATCTGGTCGCCAGAAGGTGACTCGCCCGCTTGAGCTTTGGCTGAAATTGAGGCGGTTAATGGTCAGATCCATGAAGTCTTGTGAGGTCTTGAACTGCTCCACTCCGCCCATTCCGTACCAGCGTCCGTCCACAGGGTTCACTCGGACTACTGTGAAAGGCCTACGGCCATCGGAGGTCACATTAGCCACATACTCGTAGAAGATTGCCCGCTGATTGCGAACATCTAACAGAAGCATAATTTCCTCGGTGATTCCGTCTCCGTTCGCATCATACCGCAAGTAGCATTCCGCAATCTCCATCGTCGGGTTATTGAAGGTATTGTTTGGCTCGTAAGCCTCGCCACGCTCTGTTCTGGCCTGTTTAGCACCAGTCTTGGGGATCCCAGACTCGGTTGCAGACATACGGATCTGGTCAATCGCCGCTTGGATTCGGAGCATCTCCTCTTCGGGGGTCTCCTCGCTTTTCGACCCTTTCTTATTGTAGAGGTCGGCCAGCTCCATAATAGGGGCATCATAAAGATGAGCCACGAAGTCGGCATCATCCACCGATGTTGCGTTTAGAGGGCAGATAAAGTCTTGGTAGTAGACGGCCTCGGCAGTTGGCCCTTCGGAGATAATTGCCTTTCGGCTGATCGTTTGTTCGATGAACACAGGAACAGGGGGCTGAATCGTCGCCATATCCCGCCTCAAGATCATAATTGGCTCACCGATTTCGTTCTGGGCTGGGACAAAGCTGTCCTTGTCGGTGATGAAATCTCCGTCCGTTGCGAGGATTGGCTGGCCGTTTAGATCCACCAGAACCTTGGCGTTTCGCTGGTAAACTTGCTCTTTCTTAACGTGGGTTGTCTTGACCACGCATTCACCACGGACAAAGGCCAGTTGCAAAGCCATTGCCATCGCATCCTTAACCCCAAGCCTGTTGAACTTGTAGCGGGCATATCGCTCAACCTTGTCTGCGATGTCCCTGTCGGCCGCCCCTTCGGGCAGGGCAGAGAACCAAGGATCTGTTCCAAGGAAGTATTTCTGTGCCTTTGCGATCATTTGCCGAACGATACGGCGGGTGACAGGCACGATAAGATTGCTCTGCTCAAATATCCCGCCCATGACCGCTGGACGCCACGAGACATTGTTCTCATAGACCCACTCGTAGATCTGACGGCGACCCAAGAAAGTCTCAAAGGCCATCAAGGAAGTTGGGTTTGTGTTGTAAGCAGTATTACGGACGATGCTTCGCCCCATCTCAACCTCGAGCTTGCGGAGGCGTTCGGATGCGTGGCGAACCAGCTCCTTTTCCTGCTCCTCGGTCAGCTTATAGGCTGTTGGGAAGGCAACCGCCGTCGGGCTTCCGCCACCCAAAGCCCGAGCGTTTGGCCCACTACGAGCAGAATCAAGAGCCTTCTCGAGTTCTTCGGCCTTCTTTACGAGGTTATCTACTTGATTCTCAGCCATATTCGATTTCAACCATCAATGGCGAGGTGTGCGACTACTTTGTCTGCTTTGCGTCGCCCATCGCATATCGCTGTCTGATAATCTGTTCCTCGTATTTATTGCGTAGCTGGGAAGCTAGATTCTGGATTCTTTGCTTCTTTTTGTCGGTTGGGTTGGCGATATCGGCCTCTGTTATGTTGACCTCAAACAAGGCTTGGAGCTGGGGCTGGACGATGGAGTTGAGTGTCTCCTGTTCCCGCAGGGTCAACCTAACCTTCTTTTTGCTGTAGGGATCTGTGATCTCGGCTCTGGGTGAGTTAAGAACCCAAGTCTTCCCATCTGTTGAGATCTGTTGCCTGTTGTACGATTCGACAAACCTATTGAGCTTGGAGGCTGGCTTCTTTTTGTAGACGGCGACAGGGGAGAGATTCCTAAGTGCGAACTTTGCAACCTTGCCAGCCGTGTTGTTGGGCAAGATCTCTGTGAACGGCTTAACAACCTTCTTGCCTTCATAGTCGTAAGCGTATGGAGTCCTGTAACCAGTAGCTGAAGGGTATGCTCCGACAGCAGGGGCGAACTTCGACAGCATTCTGTCCTTGTTGAATATAGTGGCCTCTTCCGATTTAGTTCTGGATACATAGTCCTTCGACGATTCCGCTAGTCCTCTGGCTAATGGAGGGGCTGTAAACACAGACGCAAAATCAATCAATGGATCTGCCAAATCGCCCTTCAATAAGGTCTTTCCTGTCCGTAGCTGTCCTCCGAATGTCTTCTGGGATAGGATTCTTCCAAAATCTAGGAATAGGTTCTTGGATACATCAATTCCACCTCCACGATTAACTGCGTCTTTTACTGCGGTTGAAAGGGCAACTCCAAATGCCATGGTCGATGTAAGAGGCTCGATTCTGCTGATATCGAACTCATTGTCGCCAACTCGGATCATATAGGATCTGTTTCCGTACCTAGTTGTCCTTCCAGCAGTATCAGCATCCTTGGCTGGGCCAGTAATCAACAGGAACTTCTTATCGTCATCCTTGTCACCTTCCATGCTTCTGAACAGAGCCATCAGAATTGCTGTTCCAATCGCTCCCTCGGTAAGCCCAGCTACGGAGTTCTCGTAGTTGCTCAGATCCATAAACCTCTGGCCTTCTCTGTTTTTCTTAATGGAATTCATTGCTCCGATTGCTGAGTCGGCGAGGCCGATAGGGGTGAAGGCAAGTCCACGAGCCAGCACATTGTAGGAGATTCTGGCGAACAGGGTAAGGCCTCGAAGAACTTGGAGACCCATTGACCCAGTAAAGGCCACAGGAGCGGTGACAGCCCTTGCTCCATTATTAGGGTCATAGCCCCAGCTCTCGATGCTTTGGGTAAGATCAGAGATGCCTTTGCTAAGCTTGTTCAATGCTCGAGGGGCGGCCTTACCGAGTCTCTTGAATGTAAATGGCTCATCCTTGTTATCCGCTACATCCTCGTTAAGAGTTTCACGAGAAGACCGCTCAACCGCAATCTTCCAAGAGTCAGACCCAAACTCGTTCACTTGGTTTGTCACGTAGTCGACAATCTCTTGGCCTTTGAGGCCCTTCGCCCTTGCCATTCTGAATGCGATAGATCCTACAAGGGTTTGAGCTGTGAATGATTTGGCAAACTCGTCGGCGGCCAACAAGGCTCGCAGGGGCAAGCGGATCTTCTTTCCAAGGGGTCCAGGGATCTTGGGATCGTTCTCATAGAACTTCTGATCGCCTTCATCCAGAAGGGTCGCATCGGTATGGTCGATATTATAGAAAGGCTTTTCGGTGTTGAATGCCAAGCGTGCGTACTGCAGTCCGTTCATAATTGAGGGCATCATCGCCTTAAATCCGAGTTTCGCTTCCTCGGTAGCTCCGTTGACTACATCAGACACGCTGGCGTATGGATTGCCAATCGTGCCATCTGGAAGCCTTACATTTAGCCCAGCCTTGCCCATAAGGTAGGACATCCCAGCCTCTACCATTCGATAGAAGGGGTTGGTGGCAACAAAGGGGGTCTTTACGATGTTGGCGAGCTGGGTCGAGGTGCTGGATACCAGAAGGGCAACGTGAGCTTCAAATACTGCGTCTCCAACGCTGGCCTGTTTGCCCTGCGACCTACGAACCATCTGCATTGCAACTCCGATGTTGCTTGGCTTTCTCCAATCAAACAGAGAGCTTTTGCCGTCAACATTGTGCCAATCGGCCTTACCAGAAGTATCGGACTGCCCTGCGTAGTCGAATCCCATAGCTGACACGATCTCTGCCAAAATCTCTTCCTTGGTGAGGGGAGCCTCTTCTTGGTTGGCTTCGATACCCCTAGACCGCAGGGATGCTCCGTTGGCAAATGCGGTCAACTTCGCTTTTAGCTGGCTTCGTGTGATCCCTTGGGTCGCAAGCTCTCCAGCTACTTGGTCAAACCTCTGCTTTGTGTTTGTCTCAAGAGATTTCATCAACTGCATCACTCTGGCTGGCTTGATCCCAGCTTGTTTAGCGGCCGCCATCGGAACCATCCCAGCCATAACGAGTCGGATCGCTTCGGCATCATTTGCAGACATTTGGACAGTATCCAGCACGTCTTGAGCTGATTTACTCTCACGGATCTTGAGCTGGGCTGTCTCCCAATCCATCTGCTCGAGGCTGGTATTTGCCTTTGCCAGCTCTGCCTGTAAGGCCTCGATCTTCCTTGCGGATTCCTGTTCTAGGACTTGGTATTTATCCAACTGATCTGCCCAGAGCTGATTGGCGTCTTGGAACTCTTTAATCCGTCCCTCCATATACGCTCCCCACTTCTGCCATTGTTCGTTTGCTTCAAAGGCTTCTCCAGCTTGGCTTCTTGCTAAGTCTAGCTCGGCTTGGAGGAGGCGGATCTGCTCTTCGTTGGAAGCAATCGACCTCGTTTTGAGCGTTCTTGAGATGGCGTTCCTGTACAGCTCGTTAGAATCTGGGCTTCTTCTGTAGAGTTCCGCATTGAAGAATGACCGATTCCGCTCTTCTGGGGTCATCTGGCTGTCACGCCCGATCCGCATTGCACGAGCCAGATTTGTCCTCTGGATATCGTTAGCCATTGTGAGAATCGCAATTTCACGGAGTTCCTCTGGTGTCTTGGCGTTCTTTGCATCCTCGGCAAGGGCTAGGTAGACCGCCGCTTGATTCGTTGCCGATGTCTCAAGAGTCCCTTCAAGGAGATCCTCGTAAAGTTGTGCCTTATGAGTAGCGACCAAGGCTCGGGCGGCCGCCAAAACAGATGCGTCAGTCTCAACTGTATCAATGGGTCTGCGTAGTTCTCTGGCTACCCTTTGCACATCACGGAACTGATCGTTTGCGAATGGGCCAGCACTACGGACATCTTGGCCTACATAGGGTGCGCCGACTTCAAAAGGGGCGTTCTCTTCGGATGCCCTTTGGTAGGTGGCGTCAATTTCTTCGTCGGTAATGATGTTCCCAGACGCACCCAAGAATGAAGCCAGTAGGTCATTCAGCGGGGCTTGTTGGTCTCCGTTGTTCATCGGGTCTGCTGGGTCTGCTGGTAGGCCTCGTGAAAAGAGCTTACTGCTAGGGTTTTTGCCTCTCTCCTTATAAAGCATTCGCCTTAATGCTTCTGGATTTTGCTTGAGGTACTCAATGCGAAGCTGAGTTGGATTTAATCCTTTGCCTTTGTATTTAATTTCAAATGACTCTGGGAGCATTGCGTTCTCAATAAAGTCCTTTAAGGCTTGCGCCTTTATCTCGTTCCTAGGATTCGAAGGCCTGCGATCCATAACGCCCATAGCCGCGGATGCGGGGTAATTTTCATTCAGAGCGGTAGACACAGATTCCATTAGCCCTCGTGAGAACAAGGAGAGTTGCTCCATTTTTGGAGCTTCCACTTCTGGGACTGCCGACTGCTGTTCTAGGACAAGATTCTCTGGCCTTGTGGTTGTCTCAACATCCATAAGGTCTGATTGGAAAGCGATTCCAGGCCACTTTTCCGCACGAGCCTTGTCCATCAGCATTGTGTAAAGAGTCTCTTCTTGAGAGGATAACTGCTGTGGGGGAATTGGCCGATAATAACCATCGTCCTCCTTCTGGTAGGATCCGTGCTTCTTTCTGTGGAGCTGGAGGAGCTTGCTCTTTAGGACATCAATGTTGTTCCTGTCTTTGTCTTGAATCTTGATTCCACGAGAGAACAGAGTGGCCTGTTCGAGCTTTTTCTCGACGTTCCCTTGGCGGAGATTCTCAACCATCTTCATAAAGTCGAATGGCTGGCTGGATAGTTCCAAGGCGGCCGATTGCCCTTGGGTCAGAATGGTCGGCTTGATTGCCGAGTTCTGCATCATTGCGTTCCTAGCTTCTTGCGGAAGCTCGGCGGCCAAGGCTTGCATGTACTCTTTGAGGTTTCCGTTGATCTCAATTCCAGCTTGCCCTGGTATCGATGCCATCTCGGTTTGGAAACGATTGTCGCTGTACATTTCGGTAACGAATTCGTGAATGTTTCCAAGGCCGTAGTAGATCGAGCGAACCTTCTGCGGGTCAGTCTGGATGTCTGTGACCTTTGTTCGGAACATCGGGGCTGTCGCACGAACCTTGTAGGATGCGTAGAAGAGGGGTTCTAGGTCTTGCTGGCGGAGTTTCTCAATACCGCTTGGGGTTAGAACAAGGGTCGTGTTTTGCACTCCGCTTGTTTCCATTCCGCCCAATGCCTCTTCATCCGTCTGGTTCAAAAACACAAAATCTGGAGATCCCTTCGAGGCGACAAGGCTCATTCCAGAGTTTCTGCCCATTGGGCGAGTTCCTTCCAGCCCTCGATTTTTGAGGTACTTGAGGAGAGGGAAGGTGTTCTCGCTGGTGATCTCGGCTTTCATGTGGATCCCATCCTGTCCAATAGCCCATTCGTATGGGGCCATGTGCAGGGTCACATCGTAGGTAGATGCCAATCCAGTCCCGAAAACAGCGTCTGCCACAGGGTTGCCAGCGTTATCTTTGGATGCGTTGACGGCCGCCAAATAGGCCTTAATCAGAGCTTTGAGTGGTTTGTATCCGCCCTTGCTTCCGCTTGCCAAGGGCAGGGGATTACCTTCTGCATCCATCTCGATATCTGGGCGGTTTGCGTACTCGACAAGTCTATCCAGCTCCTTCTTGCCTGTGGCTGTGCCGATTCCTTCTTTGACTAAAAGGTTGTGAGTCAGAACGTGCTTGTATTCGTGAATCGTTGTTTCAATCGGTTCACCGCTGTTTTTGATCCCATTAAGACTCAACACAACCATTCCGTTGCCTTCTTTAGCTGGCTTGTAGTACGACCTTACAAAGCTCGGATCTGGATTGATTTCGGCTGGCACATATAGCCCAGCGGTCATCATGCTTTGCTTGGTGTTTGGCGTAGTAAGCAGTTTAGCCAAGGCTCTCTGGCTTGGTAGTGCGTCTGGCTCGTTCGCAACGGCTGTGAGGAGATCCCTAAACAGGACGCTATTTCCAGCGTTCTTGTCCAAGTAGCTCACCAGACCGCGAGAGAACAGGGTCATCTGACCCTTGCTTTCTTCAATAGCCTTAAAGCCTTCCATCGGGCTGGCTTCGGTAGGCTCTTCTTTTGCGTTGGGAGCTTCGATCCCTAGGAAATTTGCATACTTGGCGAGCTGGCCTTTGAGGCTTTGGATATGCTTAAACGTCCAAGATCTGTCTGGAGCGACTTCGCCAATGAGGTTGCCCACGTTCCTAGATTTGTAGGCTTCGGGGGTCTCGGAGATCTGCTGATAGCTCGCCCCGCTGACATACATCATAAAGATCTTCCTGTCGGAATCGGCCAGCGAGGCCAGTACCTTTTCGAGCTTGTCGTAGAGTTCCTTGTTGGATTCTGGAGCTTCTTTCTGAGCCATGTAATCGCCCACCGAGGCTTCTTCTTGTTCGACATCGCCCTCTTCGTTGAATGTCCCGCTTATCGGAGCATCTTTAGAGATTGTCTCACGGCTCTTGGCCTCTTCTTGCATCTGCTTAATGCGGTTATCTACGGCAGACAGGATGAAGTTAGGGACGTTCTCGATCAGTTCGCCCTTGGTGTTTTGGCCGTGACGCTCGTTAATCTGTGCCTGTAGGGCGATTGCGTAGTCGTATAGGTTCTCGTAGATCTCGTCCTCGCCTAAGTTTCCAGCCTCAAGCCATCCGTCATCCGATGCCTTCATCGCCTTGTAGCGAATGTTTCTTCCGATGACTCCCTCTGGTGCGAAGTCTTTTGCGTTATCGTCGGTCAAGAATCCTTCGACTATTTGTTCTTTGGCTCGGCCTTGACCAGCCTCACGACGTAGACCCCTTGAGCGTAGCGAGAACCCATTCTTTGGTCCTCGATACATCCAAGCATCATGTCCTTGATTGATTTTAGCCACGATCATCGTTGCGATGGCGTTGCTGTTGTCTAATGCCTCTTTCCTGTAACCCTCATTCTTGTCATCGAGGAATGCTTTGTCTGGGATGTAGAGGCTTTGCCCAGAGATCATTGACCCATCGCTGAACACTACAGACCGAGGTCTGCCTTCCTCGTCGATAATGTTGTCCATTACCTTGCCGACAGGGCCAAGCAGGGATCCTTGGCCTTTAGCTACTTCTGCCTTGAGGTTTATTAGGTTGTCGGAGTTGACCCCAGCGGGCATCACTACGCCAGTTGTCTTGCCACCATCCTTGGTTGTGAAGGTGGTGACCGCCGCTGGGACATTAGCCCCGAACATAGAGGAAACGAAATTCGCCCCTGTGAGGAGATTGCCCTCGACCACAAACTGGTCTCTCTGGGTCGCATTCTGCCTTGATCTATCGTAGGTCTTGCCGAATCCGTCACCCTTACGGCTTTCAGGCATCTTTTCCTCAACGTATCTATTCCAAGAATCTGGATCTAAGGCGTTATCTCCAGTAGTAAGCACCTTGTTGATTGCCTCGTTGAATACTCGGTTCTCGATCTCAGATTCTTCCATTCCGCTCTCGTGCATCTGAACCGCCATCTCGTATGCAACTGCATTAACCTCTCGCAGTTGTTCTGGGGGAAGATTGTCCACGTCTACACGGCGAGACCCGCGCATAAAAACGACCAGACCAGATCCGTCCGTGTTGCGATAAATGCCAACTGGCAAACTTAGTGGGTCTACGCTTGGGTCGCGAGTAGGGGCTTCGTTTTCGCCAATGGGTGATTTGTCTAAAGAAATCTTGAAGGGATTGACGTGAGCGAGTTCCGATGCCTGTAGAGGGATTCGGATCTTGTTCTCGAACCCAGAGGTTTGGATGACTAGGTACTGCCGACTTTCGGCGTGAGGGAAGCGGTTGTTTAGCTCAACACCTACGACATAGGCAGGGATCTGCTTTGTATCTTTGCCAAACCAAGCTCCCTTGCCGACTAGGTCTAAGGCTCGTTCCACATTGTTCTTGGTCTGGGCGTACTGCTTCCGAGATTTCTCCAAAGCCCTTACCTTCGCCAGTTGCTCCATCCGTGGGTTGCTTGAAATACGGGCCAGCTTGTCCTTTAGGACAGAGTCGCTGGCTTTTAAGAAGTCTGATACGGCTGTTTCGGCCTGTTGTTTGGCCTGTTCGAGGGTCGGGATTACCTCTGCCGAGGTCGGAGGAGGGGTCGGGTTATTGAATCGGTATTTGGCGATGCGGGCGGGCTTGGCAAATGCGTCTTCACCAGACTTCTCTTCATTCGCGCTTGGATTATCCCTAAGAAACTCGTTGAGCGGTGTCCATGAGTCCATGTTTTCATTGCTTGAGACAATCGTGTCCTTCGTTATTCCTTCAAGAGATTCGCCGCTCTCAAGTTGTCGTTTAGCCAGCTCTCTTAGGGTTACAGGCCCCACTGAGTTGATTTCCCCCAAATCAAAATCGTCCCCCTTGTTTAAGTAGAAGTAAAACTTGTCTGCATTCTTTGGTGGCAATGTTTTGTCCGAACTCGCCACTCCATACGCATCCCAAGCCTTTTCGTCGGACAACTTCTCGGCCTTGTAATCTTTTTCTTGTGATTCCAGCTCGTAGGTTCCGTTCTGCTTGGCGAAGTCGACCATCGCAACGTACTCGGCTGTGATTTCCTCGAAGAAATGCCTCTGATCCTCGATATCCAAGATCAATGCCTTGTGAATCATCCTCCGCATTCCATCCCCTGGCTCACCAGAAGTTAGGATCCTTCGGATATCCTCAAACTTCTCGGGGAAGTTCGTCCCAGCTCTGGTGTTATAAGCCGTTCGTAGCTCTGGCTCGTTCGCCAGCACAAGGGCTACGGCGTTGTCTCCGTAGGTATTGAGCATATCCAGCCCAAGGTTTTCGCCAGCGGCCGTTGCGTCTTTACCAGTCGTGGACGCACCAAGACGGCGCATCTTCTTCTGGGTCATCGCCATGATCCGAGCTTCGGCAGGGATGTCTTCGCTATAGATGTAGATGAGCTTCGGGAGGCTCTGCTGGCTGTTGCGGTTTGTTCTGCCAAGCATTTGAAGCGTATCCGTAATGTCGGCCGCTGGTTGCATAACGATGTGGGTTCTTGGAGCCGCAACTTTATTTCTGGGATCGTCTTGAGCCGACATCCCTGTTGATGCTGGACGCCCAACTACCAAGGCTCTGAGGTTTTCGCTATTCCTAAATCCTAGCAAAGCATTCTGCTTGTCTTGGTCGGTCATAGATCTCTGGGCAAATTCGCCAGACGGGGTGACTACAATGTCTCGACCCGATATTTCGCCACTCAAGATTTGCCGTCTCTGTAGTTCTGCACGCAAGGCATCAAATGGGCTGATCGGGAGCTTATTGAGGGTCTCGGCGTTGTCTTTGATGATTAGGGCTAGATCCTTGAAGCCAGTCTCCATTAAGGAGTCGTGAAGCTCGATGGACTTTTGGCTTACCCAGCTAGGAATTCTGGACTTGCCGTTGGTCTTGTTCCAATCAATCGTGAATTCAAGGGCTGGGGCATTGCTCTTTTCATCCGCTGGCTCGATCTTGACCTTGTTTGTGTTGAGCTTCCTTGCGTACCGCTCCATGAAGTCCTTAAACGTGACCTTGGATTTCTTGTCGTAGTTTTGAAGGGTTCCGCCCTCCATAATCTCTCTGGCATCACGAAGGAATGTCTCTCCTGTGGTATCTAGTGATATGAAAGCCTTCCGCCCTGCTTTGATCTCGGCTTCGGCTAGGTCTGCTGTGTCCATGATTTTTGCCCCTAGAACCATATTGGCGGCGACATTATGGAATTGCCCAGAAAGAGGATAGATAAGAGCTTTTGCTGTCGTGCCTTCATATTCTTCCTGTGCATCTACTACAAGCTGTTCGGTCAACTTCTTCATCTTTTCGCCGATCTCGATCTGCCTCATTTCGCCGAGGATTTCATTTGCGGCGTTATGGGCATCAATGACCTCTTGCTTGGCTTTGATTGGTGTTGGAATGAAGGGGATCTTCTGTCCCTTCCAAGTAAATCCACTCTGGAGTCGGAACATCTGCCCAGCCCGAGCCAGCATACTGCTGGTCATCTGCATAAATGGATTGCCGAACCGCTTGGCGAGTCTCTCAAACTCGCTTGCGGTAGGTACAGCCATTGGGATGCTGGTCTTGGGGAAGTAGGTGGCGATGTTGGCGGGGCTTTTGATAGCCGTTGCCGAAGAGAACACCGCTCCTCGTGATCTCGGAATTACACTTCTAAAGAATTCGCCGATAGAGCTGTCTGTTCCCGCCGCAGTATGGCTTTCGTCGAGAATGAAGATTGCTCTGTCTGCGATTGCATTAAGGGCGGGGATAACATCCTTTTTGGCTGAAGAGCTGATCTGGGCGTAGGTAGTAAAGATTGCGTTATGTTCGCTGGGCAATTTCCCGCTCTGTGCGGCAAGTCGGAGCTTCTGGATCGGGTTCTTCATCGTAACTGGGCGACCCTTGCTACGCATCGAACTCCAGTTGTTATTTGTGATGAGAGGCTTGATCTGCCCTTCAAATCCGACGTCCTCAATATCGTCCATCATTGCTACATACAGAGGCTCTGATTTAGTCACAAAAACTGGGATAAGGCCCTTCTTTGCGGCGTAAGTAAAGATAAGCGCCCCTACTGGGCGACCCTTACCAACGCCCATCTCGTGTCCAATAATAACGCTTTTGCCTTTATCAATCTGATTGATGGCAAGGGCGATGGTCTCTAAGGCTTCTGCTGAAAGCCGTTCCTCGCCGTCATCCCGTTTGAAAATCTTGTCTAAAGGAATTCCCAAAGTCTTTGAGACGTACTGCGGGATTGGGCCGACTTCTTTAACAAGCTCGTCAAACGCAAAACGCTGTTCTGGTGCGAGGTTGGCGGGGGATGATAGGCCTAAAGAGTAGTAGCCATCTATCTTCTTGGATTCTTCTTCTCCTATTGGATTCCAACTCTCTTGTAGATCGGACTTTTCTTGGTCTTTGTCGATCTGCTCTTCACGAGGATCTGGGGCAGGGAGGCCTCTGGAGCTTAATCTGGTTTTAGCGAGGGTCTTCTCGACTGCCTTCTGGGCGGCACTTTGAATTGTTTGTCCAAATGTTTCTTCTGATGCAATGGGTACAGGTTCGCCAAATATGTCCGTACCGCCCATGTCCTTGAGGTCTTGGATCTTGGCTTCCAGCTCTGCCGCCAGATTGTTTAAGTAGCTGGAGAGCTTTGCGCTGGAATCTCTGAAATCGTAAATAGGCTGGAAGACATCGGCGGAAGTCTGGTCGAGGATATTTTCCGCAAGTCCAGGGATCTGGCTTCGATTGTTCTCAACGAACGACTGCCAATCTTTTGGAGTGTTTTCTCCGCCAGACCTCTTGGCTTCTAGGTAGGCCTGTAGTGACTTGGCAATCGGAACAAGCGGGTCGAGCTGGGATGCTTTTTCTGCACCCAGAACCTCTGTGGCTATCTGCCGTAATGAAACAAGTCGGGTAACTGATTTCGTTAGGGCGGCGGCCAAAGTCTTTACCCCAGCGTTGCTGTTCTCTGGGTCGGTAATGGCGGAAATGATGATCTTTTCGGAGTCTGTAATCTTGCCGTTATTGGAGCTGGCAATCGCATCAGCGAGAAGGGCAGAGGTTACTCGATCCTTGAAGGACTTTGTGAAGGTCTCGTCGTTGTTCCTGTACTGCTGTGGTGATCCGAATATCTCAAAGAACTTCTGCTGAATCGCCACATTATCGGGGGTTTCCGATAGATCTCCGTTTTCGTTTTGCTTGATATCTCGGAGTTCTGGGTTGTCCTGTATTTCACGAGCATCCGCAACCGCAAGCTCCTCTGTGGCTAAAGTTCCAGCGTTTGCCCTTACGGCTAGTCGCCTCAAGAACTGCTCTGGCGTTTTGTTGACGCCCAACCCAGTTGCCGTCTTGTTGGACTCTTCAAAGCTCGCCATTAGATCCATCTCCGTAATCACAATCGGCATCTTCATATTTCTGATCTGGTCTGCCATTTCTGGGAAAACCTCCATCAGCTTGGCTCGATAGGCGGCCGCCCGCTCTGGGTAGCGACGGAACATTTCAATCATTGCCTTGATTCGTCCGTGACCGCTTACGATTTTGTTTTCAGCAGTAAGGATGGGTGCGCCGTCTCCAGTTGAAGTCCCTGGCATCGCTTTGTCTGGATCCCAGTTGCGAGCCATTGTTTCGATAAGTTCTTTGTACGCCTTTCGATCTTTTCGGTTTCTTGGCTGGATGTCCGTGCCTTCCATGTCCTTGGCCTCGGTGGCCTCGATGATTTTGGGCGTCCCGATAACTGTTGACCCAGTAAAGCCCTGCGTGAATGCCTTGATCGTATTCTTCTTGGGTGTCGGTGCGAGCTTGTTTTCGCCCATCATCTTCTTTGCCACTTCTGATGGATCTATGATTACTGCTCCGTTTTCGTCCAAGAAATGTTCACTTTCTGGATTCAGCAACACATCCATTACGTTGCTTTTGATTACCCCACGAAAATCTTGTCCAGCTTGTCTTGCTTCGGCTTCATTCATGCCTGTCGCATCCATAACGAACTTCAAATAATCGGCGTCTCTTTGGCTCGGATTACGCTGGGCGATGATATAAAGAGCCTTGTCGATATCGTTGTTAAAGCTCAGTTGAAATAGATTAGATCCGATCCCATAGCGGGGTTTTGCTCCCGCTAGGTAGCTTGGGAGTTTTGGTAGTCCATTTGTAGTTGGGGCTGGGGGGACAGGCGGAGCGGGCGGAGCTGGCGGAGCGGGCGGAGCTGGGGGAGCTGGAGGTGCGGGAGGTGCGGGAGGTGCGGGAGGTGCGGGAGGCTCTGGGGCAGGGGCTGTTGTAGGTCTAGGATTTGCTCCAGTCGAGGGAAGGTTGGGTTGAACTAGGCCACCAGACCTTTGCCCTGTAACCGATGCGGATGGAACTCCAAGTCCAGTCCAGTCCACCTTCTTGCCTTTAAGAACATCTTGTATCTTGTTTAGGGTATCATCCAGCTCTGCTCCGACTTGGGGGTTTGCGCTAGAAAGAGCCTTACGCATCCGACTCAAGGCTTTGTACACCGACATGATGTACTTCTTGATGGAATTGATTAGATCTCGAATGCTCTCTCCAGTTGTTACCTTCTCCATCGTGGTTGTGTCTTTGCCTTGGGCTGAAAGCCTTAAATCGATTCTGCTTTCGGTAAGCCCAGACTTGCCTTCGATCTGGCCTAGCTGACGGAGCATCTCGCCCATCACTTGCACAGTCCTTGCCGTGCTTCCACCGACGTAGTCCGATATTTCCTCCATGCTCATAGAGGTCGGCATATTTGGGTCGTATAAGGAAATGGAGGAGACGAGCGCAGTTGCTACATTTGTGTCACTTTTGCCTACCTCCAAAATCTTGTTAAAAAGTTCGCCCCTTCGTTTTGCGTGATAGGGTTGGTATTCCTCTGGTTTTAGGCCGAGGGCTTTTGCCTCAATGTAGGCAGAGGCGAAGTCCCCAACGTGTAGGATCTCCTCGCCAAAAGCCCTGTTGTTCACCTCTGGGTCTATGGAATCCTGTAGGGCAAACTGATTTGGATCTAATCTTAGTGTGAGAGATCCGTCTTCATTGGGGGTGACTTGCATTGCGGATACTTGCCCTGTGATTGCACCTTCCTCGTACCCGACCTTAATTCCGTCCACCGATAAGCCTTTAGCAAGTTCAGCGGTTTTCTCTTTGGCAGACTGCATTCTTTCGTTTGATGTTGTGCCAGCCAGTTTGTTGCCAACCCTTTGGAGTAGCTTAGTTGGAGTGTTTTCGAGAAGGGGCTTCTCAACCTTTTCTGGTTCGTCTGAGGATCCTTCCGTAGCTGGCATCCCAAGTGCTTCAACCCTTGCCTCAATGGCGGGGATTATGCTCTTGATGTTTTCGTAATCGACGATTGAGGGGACGTTCTTAAAGAAATCTTCGGCAAAACTTGGATTTAGGATCGTCGCTCCGTCTTCTCGTGTCTGGAAGATCGGCATTCCCTTGATCTTGTAAGACCCCATCTCCTCGGTTATCTGGCCTCCAGTAATGATGTAGGAGGCCGCTTTTGCCGCCTCTCTCTGGCTCAATTCACTTTTGGATGCAGGGACGTCAGATAGCTGGCTGATCTCATTACGAGTGTTGTTTTGGGCTTTTGCCAATGCAGAGATTGTTTCAGCAACGTGCGCTCTTACTGCGAAGTACTCCATCTCGTCGGCGTTCTCCTTGAGCGAATCCAGCTTGTTGCCGATATTGATAAGCCTGTTTGCGGGCTTGAGGGCTTCTGGTTCTGGTTCGCTCTCAGCTAATGGCCTTGCGTTGAGGACAACATCAGAAGGGGATCCAAATCCTTGGCTGTTTGTCCAAGCCTCCCATCCTCCTGGTTCAATGTCTGTCGTGGCTTTTTGAAGCTCAAATGATGCCCCTTCTTGTGCCTCATCAGTTGCACCGATCTTTGCGATGTATTCATCTGCAAACCTTACAACCTTCTCTCCACCCGCTGTTGCTTGAACTGCGAAACCTCCAGTAATTGCGGCGATAATAATGCTCCGTGCCACTTCGCCGTTTGGATCTCTGGCTGGGTCGTAGTCGGCAATCTCCTTGGCTATTTGATTGAGCCACCTTTGCTGGAGTCCTTCGGTAACGCCTTCTACAGCACCACCCTTAACTGACGGCCACAGATACTTTGCCCCCGCCAAGGTATATTTGGCTAAAAGGTTTCTAGCTTGGGCCGCTGGGAGCTTCGTTAGGCCGAGCTTCTTGCCCAAGCCCAATGTTAATTTGTCTGAAATTGTATCAATCCCCGCAGAGGGCAGGGCGTACATCAAGGCGGCGACGTGGCTCTGGCTAGGGGTTAATGCTATTCCAGTCTTTTTCTGGGCTTCTTCTTGGTCAGCGAGTGCCTCGGCATAAAGAGAGGAAACATTCCCCAGATACCCAACGGCCACAGATCCTACTCCGCCAAGCGGAGCGGCGGCCGCATACGTCATCATCTGGGCTGGAAGCTCTGAAATGCCCTTAATGACACCGCCAACTATGCTTGCGTTAAAATCGTCATCAGTAGGGAATGTCTGGTCGAACCAATCCCGATTCTCTTTGGCCGCTTGAGATGCGTTAAGGAAGAACTCTCCACCGCTACCTCCGAGCTGGCGTCCGACTAATGCGTAGAACCCGCTGGCTTGGTCTTGGTTGAATCGAATAGATCCCTTGATCGCTTGCTTGATGGTGTTCAATACATCTGGATAAAAGTCGGAGTCCTTGTACTTGCTTGCCTCTTTTTGCTTTGCCTTGATCTCCTTGCTGGCCTCGATGGCAACTCTAGTGGGGATCTCTTTGTTCTTTGCCATGTCCATCAGCGAGTCCGTTGGAGCTTCTGGACTGATATTCGCTGGCTTTGGCTTTACTGCTTCGCCAGTTAGGTATTTCCTCTGATTAACAGCTCCAGCGGTCTTGTTGGCCTCATAGTCAACCTTGGCCTTTTGGCTTTCAGCCTCTTGTTTGGCACTTTCAATAGCATCTTTTTCGAGAGACTGGGCTGATTCGAGGGACTGGTTGCTCATAATGACGCTTGGCAATTTTCCTTTGAGGTCGGCCTCAAGGACATCAATAGCCCTGCTGGATGCGTCAATTTCATCTTGTGAAGCACCCGACTCGATTAGGGAGTTGTGCTGGGCGATGGCTAGATCTGTCTTTTTCCGCAACAGAGTCCATACAGCCCTAGCGTTGACGGCGGGCTTTTTAATTTCGTCGGTGTATTCGGCAAGCTTCTGTTTGCGGTTCTCGAGATTTGCATCGACTGATTTCTTGGCTTGTTCCGCCTCTTTCCGTACTCCTTTTGCTTCTTCGGATTCTGGTAGGCCAATCATCATTCCGTTAACTACGGATGGGATCATGCCCTCGAGAGCCTTGGGAAGGGCAGGGGCGTCTGGGTCGAGATTTCCTAAATTGAGGGACGATGCTGACTTTTGTAGCTCTCTATATATCGGATCATCCTTGGGGTCGTTTGACTTGGTGCCGTCAGCTTTGACAATGCCTTGCTTGCGAACGTCTTGACCTCTTTGCATGAGGGCATTGAAGGTTGCTTCTTTTTCTTTTTGCTTCGCAAGTTCCGCTTGGAGCATTTTGTGTTTCGCGAGTTGCGATTCTTTTTCATTTAACTCCTTTGTGCGGGCTAGTTCTTCATCCGCTATTTTTTTGGCGTATTCAGCCCTTTCCTCATCGGTTGCTTTCTCGGATATGGGAGGCGGCGGGCTGTTTTTCGCTGTCTCCATCTGGCTTTTAAGATCTCCAATGCCTGCCCTTAGTTCGTCCTCGGTTGCCTTTAGGCCTCTGAATGCCTCGCCGTAAATCTTGTTGTCTCTGCCTGTTCTCTCATCCCTAGCAATCGTGCGAATGGCCTCGTCATCCGAGTCTACCAATTCATCGATACTTCCGATCCTCTTGGATTTGCGGGTTGCGTCACGCTCTGGGGTTGCTCCCTCCACTTGTTTGCCCATGGGGACTCGGTAGATTGCGTTTGGATCTTCGCCGTAATCTTTATTCCCTGTCTTAATTTGGACTGGAACTTCGGGCTTATTGATTGGGCTTCCAAACTCGTCGTATTTAGTCGTCCCGCCTAATTCGTTTGGAGTTTCCCCAGATCCCCATTCCAGAGTCGGCATTCCTTTGTTATCGGACGTAACCTTTGGCTCAACTCCTCCACCAGCTACTTGTCGATGTCTTACGCCAGCGGTATCTAGGGTGCGTTCGGTCTGGGCGTTGGAGCGATCTTCCGAGGCCTTCGCTTCTTGTTTAGCGATCTGGTTGAGTTTGTTGGCATCGCTTCTTGAAATGTATGTCGGGGCAGGGGCGGGCTTTTGGTTTTTTGCTTCTTGTTCCTCTTGTCGCTTCTGGCGAACCCGAGCCAACAATTTGTCTGCTTCGTCTGGTTCGGGGCCAGCAAAAGCAGTTCCTTGGATGCGGTTAGGGCGTACCGAGGGATTCAGCTCGCTGGGCAATCCCATTGCTACGCTTTCCTAGGGAATGGGCCAGGACCAGCATACTTTTTGTTCAGTTCGTCTAAATTTGCTTGCTTCTTTCTTTGCCCAATAGCCTCCGCACTTCTCTTATTGTCTTCACGTTGCTTTACTCCCGCTTCATCAAAAGCCTTCATTCTTTGGTCATACTCGGCTTGCGAGCTTGCTGGCTTATTTGTCATTGGGCCGACAGCCATGCCCTCTTTGTAGCCTCTGCCAAGCATGTCATAGCCTCCCAATGGAGCAAGTTCTGGTGATTTTTCCTTTTGTCGGAAGGATTCTCCGCCGTCTGGGCCGTAAGGATTGCCAAACGTCTTTTCGCTTGCCTGCCTATTGCTTGCCAGCAACTGAGACTGTTCGTTAAAGCCTTTTTTGATCTTTTCCCTGTCGTCTTGAGCTTTGTTTCGTTCTCCTGCAAGAGCCATGCGATCTTCCGCATCTCGAGTGCGAGACATTGCGGTATTGGCGGTAGCCTGTCTTGCATTTGTTTCGTTAATTCCAGCTTGGTCATAATTTGGCTCTTGCCCCGCAAAATCCACTTTATCCATTCCTTGTTGTTTGCGGTAGTCGTTAGCCCTCTGCATCTGCGCTTGTGGGGACATAAACGAGCTGGCTCTTGTGTCTGCGGCCGCTCTTGCTTCTTGCCCGCCTTTGTACGAGCCAGCATTCGGATTGGCTGGCCCGAAATCTCCATATCCAGTTGTAGGCCCTCGGTAGGTCACTCCCTTGCTGGCAGGGCCACCAGTAGGATTTGGGTTGACGTCTCGGAAGGTGTCCAGCCTTGGCCCTTTTGAAGTTTCCTTTACTGGAGTTTTGGTTGGCTTGACTTTCGGGGTCTCCGTCGCTGGAGTCGCGGTCGTTGTATTTAAGAAGTTTTGTTGGTTCGGCCCCATTAAGGCTTGCCCCATTATGGGATTCGCGGGAGTTGCGGGAGGGTTAACCGCATCCATTGTGGTGCTTTGAGCTGTTTGAGCTGTGGACTCTGGGACTCGTGGCTTGTTTTGGGCTGGAGCAGGGGGCGTTACTTCTGCTCCTCCGTTGACTGAATCAGTTAATGAAGTGGAGGGAGTGCGAGCAGTCCTTCCTCGAGATCCGCCTTCAAGTGCCGCATACTGAGATCCCGCTTTTTTCTTCATCTCTTCGGACGCCCCCGAAATGCTCATTGATCCGCCAGTAAGTTTTCCGTCAGCTCCGATCTTTGCTGTCGGGTTTCCAAATACGCTGATTCCAGCACCTTGAAGTGCCGCATATTCTGGGCTGGCTTTTGCCATTCTAATTCCCTTGGCCGAGCGTCCGTACTTTTCGTAAATGCCCATAACCGCCGCTTGTAGGGTCTCGGCGGAAACGTTTTCACCATAATCTACTGGCTCGGGACCGCCGTAAACGGCAGGGGAAGCACCGCCACCGACGCCACCCTTGAATTCTTTGTTCCTATAGTTTCCAGTTAAATCTTGTAGGGCCATCTACAACAACTGGACAACAGAGTGTAGGCCTCAACAGATTTTCTGTTGGGTGCGACGCATTAGGAGTAACTGGCGACAGGGGTTCTTGCCATATAGATTTGCTGAAGATCCTTGGGTAAAGTCCTTACTGCTGATGGGGTGTTAAATCTGGTAGCCCCTGCGATGGTGGTAAGCCCGATAGCTATTGCCAGAACATCGTCATCGTGCCTCCCAGCGGCCGCCTCAGATCTACCGCTGTCTGTGATAACAAAGGTCTTCAACTCCTCGATGGCGTGACGGCAATGTATGTCGATTCCAGACCCTTTTTCGTCGTGATCTCTGATAGCTGACGCAAGTTCCTCAATGACAATGCGTCTGGTCTTGTCTGTGGTCTGCCATCCCAAGGCCTTGCTACGCCTAGATTCTCGTAAATTGAAGATTTCACGCTGATAAAGGTTAATGCTTGATTCTTTGAGTAGCTCGATAAGGGCCAGTCCTGGGCCGTTGACTTCTGGGACTACCAAACACCCTCCGTAAAACAGGGAAAGTCTCTCAATAAACTCGGCTAATACGTCAATATCGACTCGGCAGGGAGGTCTGACCCTTGCCACGAGGGCAGGGCGGATCCACGAGCCGTCAGAATCGAAGTATCCAGCCCTTAAAACGACCACAGAGTGGGAATCTGGGTCAGATCCAGAGACTTGTGAGTTGCCTGTCATACAATCTGCTGAAATTAGGTATCTGCCGTTTTCTTTTGGATTTTCCCATAACCACGCCCAGCTTTCGGCCATAGAACAGCTCCTAAAAATGGGTTTTGTGAAGTTAGTAGGTACGTCGATTGTGCCATAAATTGGGTCTTTTATGGTTTTTTCGAGAGCTGATATGCCAGATAGGTCAAATCGAGGCCGTCCAGACGCCAAGAAGCAACTGATTGGGTCAGAAGGGTACTCTTGCTCGAATTGTTTAACATCTCCACCGCACTTCTCCTTGATGACTCGACGCCTCCAAGCAAGTTGGTTATCGGTCAGCGAAAACTCCTCTTGTAGGGATTGCTCCTTAAAAGACAGCTCAAGAGGTTCAGTTACAGGCTCTTGGTTTTCCTCGAAGTTATGCCAAGCGGCGAAAATTCGGATGTATCCGTTTCCTGTTTTCCCGCTCTTGTACTCATCAAATGTGACCGCACTTTGCCAAGTATTGTAAAAAGCTCCACCAGCTCCGTTCGGGGTGGATTCCTCGATGACAATGGTGTTGGGTGAGGTGGGTACGCAGTTACGAATAGCCAATAGGATCTTTTCACCAGACCGCTCTCCAGCTCGACGATAGTGGGCGACCTCAGAACAGAGAAGGGCTTGGAGGGTCATAGACCGCCCTGCACCAGGATCGTTGGCTGTTTCCTTGGCGATTCGGCTTCCGTTGGATAATTCGCCTCTGGAGACGCTGTATGTCTGCCCCCAGTCGAGATTGTCGTTTTCTACATACCGATTTACCATATTCAGAAGGTTCTGAGAGGTATCCAGCTCGTCGCCGAGAACACAGGCCGTAGCGTTTTCTGTGCTACGGATAAAGTGAGTAATGACGGCGGCCGTAATGGTGCTTGATCCCATCTGCCGAGGCTTCAAGACAACAAGGCGAATAGGTTTTTGGTTCTTCTTTAGCCAGCGGATGACTTGGGCAACGTGCTTCTGGAGATAGTTAGCCCTTGGGCTTACCAGCTTTGCGTCCTTAGTAAGGATCTTGGTGTAGGTCTCCCACCACGCAAGGAAGTCGGCCTGTGCAACCGCTTCGATGGTCTCGATGGTTACTTGCGCTTTTTCTTTTTCGGCCATTGCCAGTAGACTTCCGTGCCTTTACCAGATCCAAAGGTGGCTGTTTTCCACTCTCCGAATTTGTTTTCCCGACGCTTCTCCGAAAGGCTCTTTAGCTTATTTTTTTTCATACTTCCACCAATCGGCAGAATCAGTCGGTTTGTTGATTTTCTTTGCTAACGTGGAAATTGTTTTTCTGGCTTCACGAAGTCCAATGGTTAATCGAACGCAAGGAGTTCCATCCTTGTCTAGGAAGCATTCCAAGAATCCTTCATCGTGAAGATAGGAGATCGCCGCTAGGGCTTCTTTTTCTCGGTTGTAGCTCATAGGGTTAGTCCTAATTTATTATCTATAACATACTGTTCTAATTCTTCTTCAGTATCTGCAATAACCATGGTCAAGGGGCTAGATGTGTACCCAGAGCATTGTATTGGTTGAATTGTAATTACCTTTGTATCAGCATCATAAATCATCCACCAGTCTAATTCCGTAGTATGAACTTCATCTGGAAATGGGATAATCTGTTCTGCATTTACATTTTGATTAGAATAAATTTTCATATTAGTTTGTAGTTACTGTCCACCCTCTGGAAATAAGAGTAGCTTTATCTGTTATCCCTTGGCCAGTAGGTGAAGCGTTTCCTGTTCCACCCAAATTCAAAATTCTAGTACCAGTTGTTTTGTTTGCTGTAACAAAAGCCGCTAAGATTGCGTTTACTGCGTTAGCCGTTAAAAGATTATTTTCCGCCCTAAAATCACCCAGACTATTAGAGATATAGCCCGACACATTTTCGCCCGCAAAGCCTGTTAATCGATTTGAGTAGCAGTAAAACGACCGAATATAAACCAAACTTAAATTTGGAATTAATCCTGTAAGTTGATTTGAGTAGCAAACAAAATTTTCTAGAAAAAAACAATCCTTTAAAGAGGGAATCGATCCTGTGAGTTGATTATTGTTGCAACGAAAATCTCTCAAATCCCCACCTGCACCCCCTGGGCTTAAGTTCGGAATTGATCCTGTAAGCTGGTTTGAATAACAATAAAATACTTGTAAATAATTCAATCCACTTAAACTTGGAATTGTTCCTGTGAGTTGATTATTGTTGCAACGGAATATCCGCAAATTAGTTAGCCACATTCCGTTCAAACTTGGAATTGTTCCTGTGAGCTGGTTTGAATAACAAGCAAAATCTCTCAGACTACTCAATCCAGCTAAACTTGGAATCGATCCTGTTAGTTGGTTTGAGTAGCAATAAAATTCTCTTAGATTACTTAATCCACTTAAACTTGGAATCGACCCTGTAAGTTGGTTTTGGAGGCAAGAAAAACTTTGCAAATCGTTCAATCCGCTTAAACTTGGAATTGATCCCGTGAGTTGGTTTGAGTGACAATTAAAATTTTGTAATCTAATAAATCCACTCAAACTTGGAATTGATCCCGTGAGTTGGTTTGAGTAGCAATAAAAATTTTCCAAATTATTCAATGCACTTAAGCTGGGAATAGATCCAATTACTTTATTATCAGAAAAATGAATAGTTTTGAAATTACTATTTTGAGCATAACCAGACAGTGCTGTAATGTCATTGGAATTGCATCTAAACTCTTGTAAATTAGGAAAAGCAGATAAATTAATAGTTCCACCAAGTCTTGGAGAGCTTGTACCGCAGATAATTTTTGTAACAACGGCGTTGTCATTTTCAAGCTCAATACCATTCGTAGTCCCCAGAGTCTTATTTACACTCACCCCGCTTGTGAGGGGCGTAGTTGTTCCGTCACCCCAGCTTACAGTCAATGCATTGGTGAAAGTCGCTACAAATCCTGTAACAATCTTACCAGAAGTAAATAAAAGGTTAGTCCAGAACTCAAGCTGAAGCCCAAATATGTATGGATTAATTAGGAAGCTCATGCCTGTCCGATTAAAACGACTTTAAGCCCCTTGCCAGCGATCGCGGAGCCGATCTGGTCGATGTCGATGGTGATTTCAGCGTCGTTAGCAATAGAGGAATCTGAAATGACGGCGGGAGAAGCTGCGGTTAGCGAAGTCTTCTCGTTTGCATCTATTGATAGTTTGGTCGAAAGCACACTCGTTCCGTTTTCGTTAATGTCCACAATGATTGCAGAGCCTGTTGGGGCGAGATTAACCGAGGCACGGACACCAGTAAGCGTAAAAGCATAGGGGGATCGAAAAGTAACTTTGTTTGTACCTACTGTGAGATTGCTTACTTCATCAGAGCAAGCGATGACAAGTTGTCTTGAGTCAGGAAGGTATCCAGCGGTAATCGCACCCCCAGTTGTCGTAATAACTGGAAGATTGGCAGGGGCGTTTTGAGTGGATTGAGTTACAAGAATAAATCTGCTTCCACCCGCTCTTAACGCAAGTCCATCCACATATCCAGTACCCGCACTTTCTATGGTGATTGCACCATTTGAGGCAACTTGGATTGAGCCACCTACCCCCGAGCCTTGGATCATCGGGTATGTTCCAGCCCCAGAAAATGCGTCAAGGGCAGAGGCGGAGATAATGCCTCCGTATGGAACAAGAACTTTCCCGTCATTGGTTATGTTCCCGTGCGTGTGAGAGGTCGGGGCTTTCCCATCCAAAGTTGTCTGGAGGTTGGTGACATCAGAAATGGCGTGAGTGTGGGTCGTTGGTGTTCTGGAATCAGACAGCCTTGAATCATTTCCTTGGCAAAAGCTGTTAGTAGTAGTGCCAAAAGTTCCCGTGGTTACAACGCCAGAGGTTGTAGTGATTAAAGGAAGGTTAGCAGTTGAGCCTACTGCACCAGCATTTGTTATATTTCCGTGAGTGTGAGAGGTTGGTGTTCTGGAATCTGAAAGCCTTGAATCATTGGTGACAACCGCAGTACCAGTAATGGCAGAAGGGGCAATCCCAGTTGCGGGGGCATAGCTACCAGAGGCCTGCTTGCCGTCTAGGGCTGTTTGTAGCCCTGTTACATTATCAATCGTGTGCGTATGGGATGACAATGCCTTTCCGTCTAAAGCTGTTTGTAGGCTTGTTACTTCGGAAATTGCATGACTATGGGCAGTTGGTGTTCGGGGATCTGAAAGCCTTGCGTCGTTAGTCAAAACCAGATTGGCCGTGTTCGCAATTCCGTGGACTGAGGTTGTTGCCGAATTATGCGTTGTGATTTTCCCGTCAACCTCTGCGTCTAGTGCGGCTTGATCGGGCAGATTGGCTGTAGGAACTTTAGCGTTTGCGTCCAGCGGGGCATAGCCGTAAGCAACGCCCTTGTTGTCCTTGGACTCGGCATTTGAGACGCTTGGCTCGGGAACGAAGCCGTCCGTGTATGGAATTTGTATTGCCACAAATCACACGCTCGAACCTATTACCAATCCAGCAAACAGGATCTGCGGTATGCGTCGTTATCGCATAATCATGTGAGCTTCTGAATATGCCCAAGCTGGGTTCTTATGGATCTTATCGTGGCAACTGAAGCAAACCCCCAGGAAGTAACCAGCGTCGGTTAGCCTGTCTCCAAAGCGACCTCTTTTGTGGTGGATCTGGTCGGCGAGTCTGGAATGGCAGACTTCGCACATAGGTTTCTTGTCTAGGTAATCTTTACGGATCTTTGTGTAGAGCCTGTTCTGTTTGGCTCGCTTCTTGGACACCCTGCGGAGGGGCGACCTTTTCAAGACTTTGCTATTTGTTTTAAGGCTTCTTGAATTGCGTAGGAAATGACGGCCTGTCTGTCTTTTTTCAATAACTTCATTCCGCTTTGAAAAAGCCTCTTCTCGGCTACAGCGTCAAAGGTAACGTCCACTTCGACCATTTTTGGAGCTGGCCGAGATTTACCAAACTTGATTAGCCCAAGGTTCTTTTTCACTAGCAGTCCCACTTGCGAAGGCTCTTATTGATTCGGCTGTCTGGGTTGCTGGCTGTTTTGCTTGAAGTTAGTTTTCGTTTCATGCCCTGCATTCTGGCGCAGAAAGATCTCCGCCTTGCGGCCGATGTTTCTGAATTGGAGGCTTCTTCACGACTTACTGGAGCTTTGAGCGTGCCACCAGTTTCTCTGTTGTAGCTACGTCTCCCAGCCTCGTTGAGGCCTCCGTCTGGGTTTTTCCCTTGCTTGCGTTGCCAAGCGGGACTTTTCACTGCATCTCTTTCGCCGCTTGGGCTTGGGCATAGTGCTGGTTGACGGCGGCTAATCCATCGGCTGTAAATGTATTTTTGGCTTCTCCCTCGTATCCAAATCCAAACGCTTTGTTTTTTGATAGGGCAAATCCATCCTCTATCCCACCCACGTTGCCCATATCTGAAGATTCGGCTTCTTGTTTTTTCTTTTTCTTGGCTAATTCTGATTCTGGCAAAGGGCCAGCGTATTCAGCCGATTCCATAACTACTCGGCGTAGGATTTGCGGATGTTTATTTTTTTGGCTGTCTTTGCTGACCGCTTAAAGTTTTCTGCCGTGGGCGCACCTTCCGACCCAGGCTTACGCATTTTCTCGTTACTTCCAGCGGCAATTCGTTTCCGCTTGGCGTGAATGTTGGCGTAGAGACCTTTCATTACTCTTGGTAGGACTTGGCTACGTTGATTTTCTTTTTGGAGAGCTTCTTTGGAACGAATTTCTTAATAAGAGTCTTATTGAGTTTCCAGTTGGGATCATTGATGGAATTATCCGCACCCATTCGCAGGGCGTTATTCTGGTTCTCGGCGTCAGTCGCTCCGTAGGTATCTTCTGGGCCAGCGTATTTATCGGCCATAAATTACTCTTGATAAGCCTTGCGGATGTTAATTTTGGGGGCCTTGTCGGCGTACTTGGCGCGAGCCATCGGAGTGTTGGCGACTTTATTGCGTCTTGCTGAATCCATTTCCTCATAAGTATCGAATCTGTCGCTTCCGTCGCTCGACCAAGCTGTTTTTTTCTTCAGTGTGGATTGATTGGAGATCCGCTCCATGGGCTTTCTTTTGCTTTTGATGTCATGTGGCATTGCGAATTCTTCAACTGGTCCTTTGTATTTGTCTCCCATTCGGCGAGAATGGGATCGGCGATATTTTTTCAAAAGCACTTTTCGTTATCAAGCGACGCATAGCTCCGTGGGGTGTGGTATCGCTTTTTATTTCAGATATTTGTTTTTGAAATGGCCGACGTGAAAGAGGCTTGGGACAAGTTGAAGACCGACGGGTTCTTCACGCCACACCTACGAGTCAAAGAAGCTGGGAGCAAGGGGCTGGGAGTTTTTGCAGATATCGATATTGAGAAGGGAAGGCCGATTGAGTTTTGTCATTCCATTGTGATGGACTATCGCAATAAGTATCAGCACGACCCAGAGTTTCGTCGCTACTCTTACTGGGCTAATTGCGAGTGCGAGGAATGTAAAAGGCACGGAGCGCAAGCTGTTTTACCTTTGGGCAATGGTTGTATTTACAACTCCGCTGAAACAAAGGAGCTATCAAATTGTGCGTACAAGGTAATAGCAAATCAGAGGTTGGTGCTTTTCTACGCAATCAAAGATATCAAAGCAGGGGAGGAGATTTTGACTTGGTGGGGGCAGGGGTATTACAACCGATATTGTAAGGCTAGTTCTCCCCCCGATAACAAGGAGGCTGATGGTACAGCGTCGGCCACTTCTGGTTCTTATCCGACATCTCATACTGAGTCTTCGGATCCACGCCCAATCGAAACTTCGGTAGAAGCACAAGCCGAGACCAGCCAGTAAGTTTATTAAAGACGCTAGGCCTTCCAGCTTTGGGGATTCCTGTAAGTAGTTTAATCATCTTGGCTTCTCGTTGTTGCTTTCTCCTTTAATACCTTTCGCCATAGACGCCAAGCTGTTCCTGGTGAAAGTCCTAGTGTTCGGGACAAATGACGGACACTTACCACCTCACCAGAATCAATCACAAGCCTAGCAAGCTGGAGCTGTTCTTGGGTAACGGATGTAAGCCGACCACAATGTACGCCTCGATCCATAGCGGCACGCATCCCAGCTTTGGTACGCTCACGAATCAGATCCCGCTCAAACTCTGCAACGGCCGCCAACACATTAAGCTGTAACTTGGAGGCGGGGTTCATCGTACCGCCTGTCGTGTCGATACCTTGGGAGGGGACACATAACCCGCAATCATACGAAAGAAGGTCGTTAATCAATCCAGCCAAGTGTTGGGTAGACCTACCAAGCCTATCGAGCTTCCAAGCCAAGATAACTTGGATCTCCTTGTCCATCGCCGCCCGCATCATCTTGTCCAAGGCTGGGCGTTCGGTAACCGACCCAGATATTCCGTGATCCTCATAGAATACAGGAGTCCAGCCCCGAGCCTTGCAGATCTGGGTAAGGTTATCCTTTTGAAGGTCGGTGTTCTGTTCGTCTGTAGATACTCTTAAATAGATACCAGCATTTGATGTAGTCATATCCCTGTAGTCCTTTGCTGTTCCCAAATTTGTGGCAGGGTGTCCGAATTAAAAGGGGGTACCCTTTCGGACAAGGTTTCTGTGACAGAAATCGTGACATAACGGTTTTGTCACGCAAATGTCACGCCTTGGTAGTTTCTAATAATTAACCTATTCCAAAAACAAGTCGTGACACGTCACGCTCTGTCACGCCCTTGCAACGAAATAATCACGGGGCAGAAGCCAGAAGCCAGAAGCCAGAAGCTAGATATACAGGGGAGTGGCTGTCGCCACATACGTTCGTGTTTTTCTTTATTAAACTCGAATTAGAAAGGCTATGCTAACATTACGCATTCTAACGACTCGGATCGTTTCTAGGGGCATTACAAAGCGATTGTGGGGCTTTTAATAATAGAGTCTGACGTTAGATTTTATAAGAGAGGCGTGTTAGAAAAAAGGGGGAGGGGGGGGGTATAGGGT